GCATATCCTGCGAGAGACTGATGTGAGGTAAGATAGTTACCCAAATCCACAGGTGTGCCACCAGTGGCAGGAATCGTCTTAATTACACCATTAATCTTAACACTGTGAGTGTGAGTTTTATCACTCTTTCCGCTAATATCTTGATGTGAGGTAAGATAGTTACCTCTAGGCTGATACTTGGCGGCTGCGTCAGCATCGGTGATATACTTCAACCCCTTGACCCAGCTCTCAGTTGCATATCCTGCGAGAGACTGATGTGAGGTAAGATAGTTACCCAAATCCACAGGTGTGCCACCAGTGGCAGGAATCGTCTTAATTACACCATTAATCTTAACACTGTGAGTGTGAGTTTTATCACTCTTTCCGCTAATATCTTGATGTGAGGTAAGATAGTTACCTCTAGGCTGATACTTGGCGGCTGCGTCAGCATCGGTGATATACTTCAACCCCTTGACCCAGCTCTCAGTTGCATATCCTGCGAGAGACTGATGTGAGGTGAGGAATGTTGCACCTTTTACAATAGCTAACGTCTTTCCGCTCTTTGTGATTGATGTCACCGCATTGCCCGAACCGCTTACGTTTATAGCATTTACGTATCCGTCAAGCGACTGATGTTCGGTAAGATAATTGCCTATCGGCTGATAGGTCTGTCTCGCAATCTCACTCGTAAGATACGCTGCGAGGATAGTTGCAACCTCCTTCTTGGTATAGGTATCGGTTATTCCGTATCCTCCAAGTGTAGTTGACTTATCAGCTTTCTGAGCGATGGCTTCCTCGATTGCCTTGTGAAGATTATCATCCTTTGCTAACTTGTCAGCAATCTCTTTTAATGTATCAAGAGATTCAGGTGCTCCACCGATAAGGTCAGCTATAGCCTTGCGGAATGAACCCTCAACCGATGATGCACCGTTAATGATGTCAATGGTGGCTTGCAAAGATGCCTCCTTTGCGGTCGCACGCTGCATTTCTTCCGTAAGCGATGTTCCTAGCGCATACTTACTGTGAGTGTGTGACGTGATGTCACCAGTAAGCACACCTTCTACCTTCTCCTTTGTAAGTTGATAGGAAGAAGAGACGGACACACCGCTGTCAATAAACTCGCCCTGTACGTCATCATATATCCACCAGTTTCCGTTCTTTACGTAAGGGGATTTTCCGTTTTCGCCCTTATCGCCCTTTACACCTTGGAGACCCTGAATACCCTGCTCACCTTGAATACCTTGTTCGCCTTGAATACCCTGTTCACCTTGGATACCTTGCTCTCCCTTATCTCCTTTGTCGCCTTTGTCACCTTTAACGTAGATATTGCTCTTTACGTAAGATTGCGAGTCCTTATCCCATGCGTACACGTAGTTGTCTTCCCCAATATACGTAGGATGATTGGCAGTATCATTAGCATTATCAGCTGCATCAAGAGCTGCCTGCTTAGATGTAGCAAAATCAGTCTCTCGCTTTGATTCCGCAGCGACACGACCTTCCTCTGCCTTAACTCTCAATGCCTCGGCATTGGTGATGGAAGTGTTTACCTCGTTGGCTTTTCTTGCTTCACTGTTAGCGTTATCAGCAGCTTCGTTCGCTCTGTTGGCGGCATCAATGGCTGCTTGCTTCTGCTCTGTAATGTCCGTGATAGATGTATCTACTCTGTCAGCAGCTTCATTGGCATTTTGCGCTGCAACCTCCGCAGATTTTGCCTTTGTATCGGCATTGGCTGCGGAATTATTAGCCTTATCAGCCGCATTGTTCGCATTTGTCGTTGCGGTGTTCGCATTCTCGGTCGCAGTATTCGCATTCTCAGTTGCGGCATTGGCGTTATCGGTTGCGGTCTTACATGCTTCGGTCTGTGTCCTGGATTCCGCAGCAGCATCGGTAGCAGGCTTCATCAGCTCTGCCTTATCACTATCCGTGAGGTCGGCAAAACGGAGACGGATGCCTTTCGGAATACCGAGATTCAGCTTATAGACAGGGTTTCCGTTTGTATCAGTACCAGAAGCCGATACGGAAGCCGTAGCTTCTGCGTCCTCGTCTAGGGTAGTCACATTGCCGATGAGGAACTGAGGGGTCTTTCCGATAAAACCACGGAAACCGCTCATATCTACAAGATAGGAGTAGAACTTCTGCCCTCGTTCGTTCAGAGCGACAACATAGAGCTTGGCGTTATCCTCATCCTCCACATTAGCGGTATTGATGAGAATGAAATCATTCTCGGCGAAAGTATTTACGTCCGTAGCATTCATTGCAGAAACGGAAGCGAATACCTTCTTTATCTGAAAAGCCTTACCAGTAAGGTTCACGTCCGTCTTGTCATAGCTATCAGTTGTCACATTCCATTTGTAATAGTAACCATCTGCGTCTACATAAGGAGGATGCGAGTAGGTAGACAATGCCTTTCTCGTTGCATCGTCCGCACTAGTTTTTGACTGTTTGAAGTCAATCTCACGCTTCTTCTCAGCTTCCACACGGTTAGCCTCGGCAGCGCGACGCATCTTCTCAGCAGATTCACGTGACTTCTCTGCCTCCGTCACCTTATCGGAAAGCACCTGCGCCTTGCTGATAGCCATCTGTGCTTTGTCGATAGCCTCAGACAAATCTACACCCTTATCCCACCAGTCGGTATCCGTAAGAGGATGACCGACACTTGTCATAGTGTTTGGGTCTACCCGTTTGCAGATATATACAGTTACACTATCAATAACGATGTAGTCGAGCAACTGATACGCATAAGTAGGACTATAGGCTGTACCCACCTTAGTTGGGATAATTTTAATTACTTTCTTAGCCATAATATTTTACTTTTACATATTATATACATATATGATTCTTGTAATACTGATATTTAACTGTCTATAGACAGACATCCAGACTTCGGGTCAAACGAAACCGTAAATTTAGAAATGGTTTTAACCTGCTCTTGCCACTCCACGAAAGTACCTTCATATCCTGCATCCCTAGCAACCTCGTATGCCGATTTTCCACGAAAATCAGAACCTGCTATTCTGTAGCACTTTTGTGATTCACCTTCTTTACGTATAAGAAGTAAGGTGTCTGTATCATTGAGCTTGTCTACTGCGGACAGCTCAGTTACATTAATTGTTCCTGTTATTTCCATAAGCTTATTTATATTTTATAATTATTTACGCATTTCTATGCGAACCGTTGAAGTAAGCATAACACCAATTCTCTCCATCAAAAATGAAATAGGTAAAAACACCTGCTCTACCTATCTCTATTTTAGTCTGCAAACTGCCATTTGAATACATCTTCCCTGTACCGTAACCACCAGAACTGTCATACTCGATATACACGTTTGACGACACTTTAGAGTAAATCAGCAAAGTCTGACCTACAACAGGACCAGCAGGCAATTTTAGTGTAATACCACCTTTCGTAACTATCACTATACAATCAGAGCTACTTATTTGCCCGCTATAATTCATAATTCTCAGATTAGGAGCAATAACTCCTCTAATAGCGCCGTTTGTCTGTATAGCCGTTGGTGTACCTGTAAAACCCTTGGCAATAACATTAATAGCCAACGCAGGCGAATCTTTTTTACTCTGTTCAGAATAAATATACTGCACTGGTTCGTATTGGGTACTATAAGTATAATTTGTTGGAAGATTCATGTTGTTATTCGAACCTTTACAGACAGTTCTTGCAGCCATTCCAAACCACACGGCATTAAAATGATTCACAGATGACTGATATGAAAACTCCGTACAGGACGTACCTACGCGAAAATAAGCAGTATCAAGCGAGCCACCTCGGATAAATAACGGGCAATACTGAATACCAGATACAACAGTTGCACCATTATATTCTGTACCCTTCGCTTGCATAATATCCCCCCAATTATCATCCTTTTTTATGCTCCATATTCCGATTTTGCTATCTCCTGTGACATTAAGCTTAGTAGCTGTAATCTCCTGAGCATTGATACCTTTAGCTACGACGTCTCCTGCGTTGATGAATTTCGCATTGAGCTTTCCATTTTGAAACATAGCAGCTTCGTCATAACCCTCAGAAGGATTGGCTTTCGGGGTTTTTACCTGTACTTTGTTTCCGTACAAGGTAACTTGGTCGCTCGTAATCTCTATACCAGCCTTCTTTAGAGATGCCTTATCCACAAGGTCGCTCTTGCGCTCTGTCCATTCCGTCATGGTTGCGCCAATTTCGAGCTTAGGCTGGGTTACATAGACGGTGGATGCAGAGGTACTATTGTTTCCTGTGTGACGGATTATCACTTCCTTAGGTGTCGCATAGCCATCATTTGGTCTCCAGTGTACCCAATATCTCGTCCATTGCCGAGACAGTATAAATACGATATTACCATCACCTTTAGAATCCCAAGCTCCACCATTACCTTCCGTGAATATATTGCACGAATTTTCTATATCACCGCTCCACATGTAACACACTACTCTTGCATCATCCACATCTGCCTTTGCAACGAACGAGAAGATGTAATCATTTCCGTTGACGAGGTACGTACTTCCGAAACGCCACCGCAACACTTCCTTGTAATCGGAATGAGTTGCGTTTGCTTTCATTATGTTTTTAATGCAAGCGGAATCCGTTCCATATCCATTCTGTATGACAGTATCATAAGTTTCAATCAGCGTTCCACTCTTGTCGAGCGTCCTTGCGTTATCAAGCAAATTACCGCCCACATAGTCATAATCCTGTTCACTTAACGTCCATCCGTTATAATTTTCGCCTTCTTCTAACATAGGCTTGCAGATATAGCCGCCAACGAAAGAGTAACTCCTCGCCATTGCGAAGATATTTATCTCTACATACTCATACTGAGCAGCAGGTGGAACAGAAACCTTAACGGTAAACAATTCCCACTTATCGGCTTCTGATGCAGCAAAAGTCGTGCTATAGCCTGTAGGACCAGCATATCCAGCAGGACGAGAAGTGTCTATCTTGGAACCTTGATATAGAACTTCCGCTACAAACTTAATGTCATTTGGTGTATGCGTCTTGGCATAGAAAGAGAGAACATAGTTCTTCCCCTTCTCCAACTTGATGTTGCCTTGTAGCGAAGTACCACGCCAGCTAAAACCAGACAAGTAATACCAGTCCGTTCCTCTTTGTTTAGTTCGGCAATGGATGCAATTAACGCCATTAATGCCACTATTTTTCTCTATCTGTTCTAAAGGATAGCCATCATAATACCCACCGTCCATGTACACAAATCCGTCCCCATATTTTCGGCACGCACTTCCCACAAGCATATTTCTTCTGCCCACTGACTTTTCGCTCACCGAGAGGGAGATTTCTCTTGCCGTCTGTATGATAGAGCTTTTCCACTCCTTTAGTTCATTGCCTGTCGGCAAACCATCCAGCTTACCCGACATATCATTCACCTTACCCGATATTTCAGAATACTGAGAAGTCAAAGTCTTATTATTGCTATACACATGGGCTACAAACTTGGTGATATTAACCTGGAATTTTACATAAGCGTAGTGTAATCCACCATGTTCGTCTGTAATCTGAACCTGAGCATATCCATTCTGAGCGGGCATTGTAATCCCGTCTACAGTAACATTAGTTATATTCTGGATAATAACCATGTTCTTTTTTTGACCAGGACCAGGAGTGCAATTTAAATGATGGTTGTTGGTAAGCGAAAAACCACAATTGTTCGTTACATCCTGACCGTTACGATAACATTTAATCTCAGCCGACTGCTTGGGAGTGAGAAGTTTCCCTTCATCGTTAGTATCAAATATAACCACCTCTGGAATTATCTGATATTCGAACTCACTGCCGATAGTATAATTACCTATAGCTAATTGCTCGTCACCGTCTTTCTGCTTCAGAATAATATCAATAGTCTTAGCTGACGGGAAAGCCAAAAGGTCAATATAGCTATCACTCATCACGTCACTGTCCTTATACGCAAGATATTCTCCGTTAATGTATACATTACACGTCAGCGTATTATTCCACTTGCTAATAAGGTGTGTTATATTAGTTTTCTCCTGTATCTTATGAACATAGATATAGACTTTTTTCTCCTGCAACAAGAAATCTACAGTATAAGTGACTGGGGAAACTCCAGCAACGCCAGGGTCGCCTTTTTCACCCTTGTCGCCTTGCTCACCCTTAATCTTGCTCCAAGTGTACTTGGTAACGTTCGTAGAGTCTTTCTGTTCATAGTCGGTGTACTGACCTATCCAGCTGCCAGGTGTCTCGCCGTCGTTGACAGTCAGTGTCTGACCACCATCATTTGAGTATTTGATATGCAGGTAACTGGTACGTCCATCTGCACCATTCTTGCCTGGTATGCCGTTCGTGCCGTCCTTACCCTGCAAACCCTCAAATCTGCTCCAAGTGTAAACGTTAGGGTCTGTAGAGTCGTTAGGAAGGAAGTCCACATACGTACCGATATACGTATTTGGAGTTTCAGTCATCTGTGCCGCTGTAGTAGGGTTGGCTTCAGAAGAATACTTGATATGGAAATAAGTAGTCTTGCCGTCCTTGCCTGGAGTGCCAGGAATACCCTGCTCACCAGTCTCACCTTGCAGACCACGCAAGCCCTGCTCACCTTGCTCGCCTTTATCTCCTTTGTCACCTTTTTCTCCTTTATCGCCATCTTTGAGTACAGGAATATCCATAGTTGCAAGAAGCACGTCCCCACGATGTTTAGTTCCATCAGCTGTTACTGAAAGCGTATAACAATCCAGTGTAAAATAGGCAGGGAGATTCTGAGCGGCAGCATCATTCGTTTGCAAATCTGTTCTACCTGTATATGGAGAATCTATCTTAATATCCTGACAAGACGATTCCCACCAGCATTCATCAAGCACATCTTTCGTATCTCCCATCACCTTGTAGCAGCAAACAGACACTTTTGCAGTGCCGTTTTCTACATTATCACCATACAACCTACCACTAGAGCCAACACGGAACATACCGTTAGTTTCGATATTATAAAACACCGTGATAGGAGAGAAAGGTTTTTCAGGGTCTTCTGTAAACCACATGAAATTATTAGCATTGAACTTCACCTGCTCTGGCGATATAACACACGTGCAGGTCTTCCATTGATATGGACTGATAATTTCCATACCAGCAGAATCCTTTTTTCCCGTAGAATACAGTGCTCCTAAGTTATGATACATAGTGATTGCCGGAGCATTATCGGTAGCATTGTCCTCGGTCGATGTAGAGATTTTAATGAGATTACCGCGGCTCTTCCAGCATATCTGGTCACCAACTTGTACAATGACATCACCTTCCGCTGGAGCATCTTGAGCAATACCACTCTCATAGCCGTAGAAATAGCGGTTAGCTATTAAGTTCCCACCTTCATCTGTCTCCTTATCTTCAAGTTTCATAAGTATACCAGCCATGCTACCCATGCTTTCAGCAGCAGACACCTCTATGCCATAATCTCCGAATACAAGCATATTAGTTCCATCTGCCGTTACCAATTTATTTGCATAAGTCGGCACGATAGACTCAGAACCAAGAAACTTTTCCTTATTAGATAGCACCACGTAGTCATAGAGCTTACCATCATCCAGTATCTCCTGACCTACGCCAACGACAAGTCGCCAATAATATCTATTTTGCAATTTTTCATTTTTGCCAGCTTTAACATTAAAGGTCTGACAAAGTGCCATCATGCCTATACGCCACCAGTTCATGGTCCTGGTAGTACCATCATCGGCACACGCATAGCACTTATATCCTATACAATTACCATCAGCATCGAAAATTACTGACACCTTAGCAAGCGTACTACCTGCATTCGAGAATATCGTAGTTCCACCCGAATAACTTATCTTTCGTATCTCTGCGGAAGAGGCGAAAAACTTCTGTCGAACGACAATATTATCGAGGTACATATGTGACTTTCCGTCATCGCCCATATAGAGGTCGAAACCTTGAGCACCAATAATAACTCTATCTGAAGGCGTAGAGGCAGCATCATGAATGCGGTCAACAACAACGTCGGAGAGACTTGCGCCACCATTCTTATCAATATAATGCTTTCCAGACTCACCTATAGCAAGCCCTTGCAAGAACTTCTGTACCTTCTCGAAGGTGATAGTGCCGTGGGCAATATCATCTGTCAGTTTGGAGAGATACATCTTATCAGTTATACTAGCATTAAAGCCATTGGTATTACTACCACCAACCATACTAGATAGAGATTTAACCGTTTCTCCTTTTACTGCATCAATAATCTGCTTAGTATCACTCTTTGTAACTTCCAACGAATTAACAAGCTCAATTTCAACTTCTGACAGCTCATCGTTATCAACCTTTACTGAGTAGTTGCTGACAAAAACTTCGTGACTAATAAGATTTCCATCGTTATCAGAATCGCCTTGTATTTGTATTGACAGCTTTGCATTCTCGTTCAACTTGCTTGCAAATTCAGGATTCTCTTGTAAGAATATGCGAGAAAACTTAACAGGGTAGTTAAATTGGTCTGTATTGTTTTCGCTCATGTGCTTGACAAGAGCATCATCTAGTCTTTTTTCTGCTGCCGTTACGAGAACCTTTGGAGGTTTTATGCCTGTGATAACAAACAAATCTCCCTTTTGCGGTTTAAATCCAGCACTCGCGTTTGGCATCAAGATACCTAGTGTTGATGTGTCCTTCTGAACTGCAATCCATAACTCTTTCTGAGTTGAATCTTGGTTTAGCTTATCTTCGTAAGCATCGCTAGCGTTAGCAAATATGTAGTCATTCTTATCTGTGTTAACTTGCTTTAAGTTTCCATTTTCATCGACACTTACGCAGTTATAATACTTTGAATTGTCAGCACTCGGCTGTTTGTAAATCACAAATGAACAAGCAGGACATCCGTTACTCTTGATGAGATTTATCTTTGCTGATTCACTAGCCAAAGCATGAGCAAATAAGTCAAATCCAAAATCACCATTAAATTTGTGCAACTTCATATAGAAATAGCTATGAATATAATTTCCATTGCTATCCTTTACGTCACTATCTTCTTTATCAAAAGCAACATCTGCAATCTCTCCGAATAGCTGTCCTTCCGCATTTACAATTCCATTGATAGTTGGCTTTATACCATCAAAAGTAACAGTTCCTTGATGAGGATTGCCTTTCTTGTACAAGTTTGCAAACTCGTAATATCCACTACCGCTTGGCAATTTGTGGGTGTTATTCAAAGCGTAATAAAAACGCTCTGCACCTTTCGTGTTGCGATATACAGAAGGCATCAGTACTGATGATGGTGCAATCCATACTCTATCAGTAACTATTACCTTTACTGCATTATCCTCAGTTCCAGTATAAACCTTATTGAATCCATATCTGTCACCATCTTTTACAAATTGATAGTCATATTCAATGCAATTTGCCTCGCCGATTCCACTTACATTAATACCGGCATCACTGTAAGGAATATACTTGTCACCATTCCTCCATTCATATTCAGATTTTAACTCGTATAAGAACTCAATACTTCCACTAAAAGCAACATTCCAACTATCCGCGCCATAAAAGTCATTAATGCCAGCACTATTTTTGTACACCTTGCATTTGTAAGAAAACTCAGATTCTATAGATAATGTGAAATCTCCATCCTCTTCAAATGTGTATGTAGCAACACTTCCAAAACTCATCTTATTAGAGATAGTCTTGTACAACTCTTTTCCTTTGAATATATATATGCTCTTGACGGCATTACCAACGTTTGTTATATAGTCTTTTCTCGAAACAGAACTATTTAATTCATAGCTAAAATTCAAGTTCGTCAAATCTACCGACTGCCCCTTAATCGCGCTGATTGGAATACTAAACGAAAATCGACAAGTAACAGTTGGATTAGACTGATTATCAGCTTGTGTTAAGTTAGATGGGGTAGTAAATCTATCGAATGTATGCGAGCTTACATCTACACTTCCATTGTAACTTTTTCCTTCCTTGCTTTTATAAAGGATAAGAGTATCATTATATCTTGAATCTTTAAGGAACTTTGATAATTCTACACTAACTTTATCCTTGCTGATATTCTCTGTATTGAACACTGCCTCGCCAAACTCGTCATCATTAGGATAATAATATGGCAGGTTATCAGATGAACCGTAACCTGTTATCATATCAACTATCTTATAGTTCGCATTCTCCTTAGATACAGATATAAGGGCATCACTACTACCATATTTAATAGGTGTATCGGTTAAGTCGTGCTGTACCTTTCCGACATGACAAACGTTGCCAACCCAATAATAATCAAGCTCAAAAGTTGTGTTGATAAGTTGTAAAACATCAGTCAAATATTGGTCTTCAAATGATACTTCCTTAACTTCATCTGTTCCATATCCTTCGTCAACAACAACGTAATATCCCTTGTATTCTTCTGTAGGACGATACAATCCACAATATGCCATTGAACTATTGATGCGAGCAACAAACTCATGGATAGTTCCACCAAACGTGAACTTTGTCTGATTTGAGCGGTATCTGTCTTTGTTCTGTGTATCAACATCATCAACAACAACATCAAAGAACAGAGTGTTATCAAGCAATTCTCTTCTAGATGTGAAAGTGATTTCACACTTCCACATTCTAGACGAATTATCCTTTGTAGAGTTTGGTGTATAGGACGCAAAGAATCTATCGCCATTGTACTCCACGAACTCTTCCTTCTTCCATTGCAAAGGCTCAGAAGAATATATTGTAGTAGTAAGGGTAGGAGCACCACCCATACGCTTTGCATCGTATGTATATGATGATATAATAGCAGGGTTAGCTTCCGATGGGAACAAACCGATAATTTCATTACCAGTGTTCTCATCGTAAGTCAACTTCTGTATGTATAATGATTCTGCCTTCATGTTTATTCTTTATTGTTGTCTGTATTCTTTGTCCTTGCGGTAATCTCAGCTTGTTTTTCGGCACGTTCATCTGCCTCTTCTTGCTGAGTCTGCAATCTTACTTCCTCGTCAGGTGCAGAAATAGTATTCTTTTCAACACCAGTCTTAGTAGAAATCAAACCTGCACCGCTCAATGTACAAAGCATCTGATTCCATGCACTTTCATCGAATGGCTGCCAAGGCTTAGATGATGTACTGATTCTCATCTGCTTAAACTCAGTGATAGCAGTAGGATTCTCGCCGCTTGCAACCAACTGCTTTGCCAGTCCTTCCTTGAATAGTCTTGAATGTTTGCTAACGAAATTCTGCCATTCAATAGCTGCATTACTAGCCTCCTCAATATCCAAAGAACGCGTCATTTGAATTGCCAAACCGCTTATATCGCCACTAGACTTAATATCCTTCGGCAAGATAAATGTACATCCTGTAGCAATCTGCAACTGGTCGAGAATTGATTGCATGAACTCAATCATGTTCTGTGGAGAAGGTGGAGTTTTAAACTCTGCGCTGCCATTTCCTTCAATGCTTGTATCATTCAGGATGATAGAACCAGCAATCTTCTTTGCGGTTTCATTGAGCTTACCCTTGATATAAAGGATTCCCCATCCGTGACGTTTTTGGATGACCGCAAACAGATTATAGATAATCTCGAATAGCTCGATAAGGTCTTGACCGTTATTCCAAGCAACATCACCACGCTTTGTAACAAGTGGACTCTCCGAGAATCCATGCACCTCCTTGCTTTCCAAACACCATCCTTTCAGTACTTCGTTTGTATCAACGTCTTGAACAAATACATCTGTAAAATGATAATGATATGTCTTATCGTATGCATCAATGTGTCTTACATTGTCCTCTGTACGATAATACACGCAATCAAGAAGCGGTTCTCCGTTATCGTCTTTATGGGTAATAATCTGATAGCCATCTTCATACGAGAATAGCCTACTTTTTACTTCGTTATCCTCATTCATGTAAACGAGTAAGCCCACATCACCATAACTCTGCTGAATACGTATAGCTTGCATTTCGATACCATCCTGATTTGTCTCTTTCCAATGCCACTTGAAATCGGCAAAGTTCTTTTTGAGTTTATCAGTCGGATTGCTGTCATGCAAGATATGGTTACGTTTATTACCACCTAAACAAAGAGCCTTCTTGTCAACAATACGCTGTTGCATAGGAATGCCAAACTTCTTAAACTCAATCTCACAATAACTGCCATCATCAAGTTTACAGCATATAGAAGGTAAATTCGTATCAAATAATACCCTATGAGAATAAGGGTCTAATTCCTTCGCAAAACGCTCTTGGCTAACAACTATCTTGCTGATATTCGGAAGCTGTGCCTCTTTACGGAAGTTTGTCTTAATATCTGAACCATCAGAAGAATCATTGATGGTAATAGAGCGCGAACCCCTCAAAAACGGCTTTTTCAGAAGAAGTTTCTGAGGATTCTCCAAAAAATCATTGATTATGTCTTGTCTCTTTCTACTCATCGTTATTGTCATTTAATGATGATTCAACATCGTTGTTATTTTTCGCTTCGCGATTCTCTTGCGGGTCAATCAAACCGTAATGTCTGCAACAAGCCTTTCTTGAAGCCCAATAGTTACATTCTCTGTTGGTAGTAGGACAAACAATATCATGTTTGCTTGGCACTACGATGATTCGTTTCTGCTTCTGTGACTCTTCCATCTCAAATTTATCATTCAGCTTAACGCGAATATCAGTCTGCATCTTCAATGCGTCCTTCGGTTCAAGATTTCCATCACTAAGAGCTTGGTCTATCTTGTCGAGCATTTTAAGAAGCTCGTTTTTGTTCTCTTCCTTGGTGATAGCGTTGTTGTTAACATTGCCGATACCGAAAGGTTCTAGAACATCTAGCAGTTTCTTGAATCGTGGAGTTTCGTAGAATTTCGCTGCATCCTTTTCACTCTTACGATAAGCAAGACGATATGCTAAAGTCTTATCTTCCAATGCGTCACAGAGGATAGCGAACGCAATGTCTTTCTCATCGCATTTATCCCAGTCAATCCGCACGGATTCAAGAATCATTTTTATATTTTCTTTTTTCAGCATATATTCTAAAATTAATAGTACAACGTATCATCATAAATGCTCTGTGCATTAGGATTTTTCTCTTCAACTTCCTGTGCTGCGAGTCTGAACCCTTCCTGTAGTTCGCTACCATACTCCATATTCAAACATGGGTACATTCTCATTGCGCAAGGGTCAACCACGTCCATAGAACGGTCTTTTCCGAGATTTCTGTTCATTTCCTTCTTGCTCTGCAACTTCTTCTTTCCACTCTGCATCTTATCAAAGCGAACTACCGCGCATTCTTCCATGAACTCATTCTGTATGGTAACTCTGTATTTGAGGTTTTGATGCGTGTAAACCGCATTTGCAACCTTATCAGAGAATGTAAGCTGTCCTCGCTTAATCATGTAGCTCAGTCGCAAGTAACATAGGTCTTTTATTGTCATTGCAGACAAGTAATAAATTCCCATTGCCTTTGCTGCTGATATATATGGAATAGCATCAGGTATATAGTCATTGAAATACCTACCTGCCGTAGCATCATAGATAATATGGCTTTCTGCTACTCCCTCGCTCGCCGCGAACAGCCTAGCTCTTTCTGCATTGATTCGCGGTGTTGAATGCATAACGATTTCGTAATTGACAACGTGGAATCCATTCCACGACAACATCAGAGTATTATCCTTTCCGTAATCTGCCAAGTCGATTGTTATCCACTTGTCACCATTTACGGCTGGGTCTTTTATGAAGCAATCTCTTGCCGCTTGGCTTGGAATCGGTATATCCTCATCCTCTTCTGGGTCAACATTGAAGTTACCCTCCATAAGAGCTTGTGCCATTCTGCCGCCCGATGCAGCTACAGAACCTAAATAGCCAGAGTTGTTTTCAAGCATCTTCTTGTTTGAACCAAGTTTACCTTGATAGAAAACAAAACTCTTAATCATTACTTCATATCCAAAGTTGCCGCCAATGGTTTTAAGCTTTCTGTCTATATCTATTTTACATTTCTCATAGACTTCTCGCTTAGACATCCCCCAAACAACATCCTTAACAGTCGGTCCTGCACAATAGAAATATCTGACTACACCATCACGCTCTGGGATGATAAAACCATCTGAACCAATATACCAATCAAGAAATATTCTTGTCCAGTGGCTACGCTTCGGGTTAAGTGTTGCAAAGAACTTACCTGTAAACGTCTTGCTCTGACCTCTGTTTCGAGTCATGACGTATGAGAAAACTTCCCAAGTCATCTCCGTCAACTCGTCAATCGCAATCAAATCGTACTCCCATCCTTTCGCGCGCTCTCTCAACTTATCCATATTGGAATCGTCAAGATACGTCAAATCGACAAACGTTCCATTCGGAAATGTAACGCGCGGATTCTCGCTCTCTCTGATTTTTACGAAATCAGCTCCGAATATCTGTTTGAACTTCTCTACGAATCCTCCACCTGCTTTTTGATTACCAAGTGAACGGCGTGAAATCATTGCACGAAAATCTGGGTCAGTCATTAACGGCTCTGCCATCGCAAGTACAAGACCATACGATTTGCCTCCTCCGAGATTTCCGCCACCGAAAACCACATCGACATTACTGCTTGCAAAGGACATCTGGAAGCCCTCTTGTGGTCTGATTTCTATATCTTTATTCGTGTTCATGCTGCAAAGATACCTAATTTATAATATATAATAGCGTGAAATTAATTCTATATTGGTTACGTAACAAATAGAGTTTCTAAAAACCTAAAAATCACCACATTATTTAATTATCTTTGCAGCAGAATTTTAAAAATTAGTAATATGAAGTTTACAAAACAACAACTTTTAGACACCCTAAAAGCAAAACTCACTGCAAACGGAAAACACCTTTCCATCAGTGAAAAGACAATCAAGAGTTTGAGTGACTCCCACTTTGACCTCTTAGTTGGTGAAGATACAGAGTTAGATGATTTGGTGAAGAAGATTTTGCCGCAGTATGTTTCCCTTAATGGCAACTACGAGAAGGACAATGCCGACTTCATCAAGAAATGGAACGATGAGCATCCAGACACCAAGCCAAATCCAAAGGATGATGATAAAGAGCCTTCGGCTGTTGAAAAGAAGCTTTTGGAACGCTTGGAAGCTCTAGAAAAGAAGGATGCTGAATACGAAGCATCTAAGCTTGTATCACAGAAACGTAGTGAACTTCTCGCCAAGTTCAAGGAGAAAGGTATCAACGATAGTAAGTGGATTGACAAGTACATGAACAAGTTGAACCTCACTAAGGACTCGGACATCGAGCAGGAATTTACCGATGCGGAAGAGTTTTACAACATATCCCACGTAAAGGGCGGTGGTACTCCAGGCAATCCAAGTGGCGGTAATGGAGATAAACCTATCGGTGCTGAACGATGGGCAGGCGTAAACAAAATCCTCGGTACATCAAATCCTGCTGGCAAGTAAATTCGGATAACATTAATTATTAACTCTTTAAGGTAAAAAGATTATGTTGGATAACTTTTTCACAAGACAAGCCAATGGTGGTGCGGTATTCACTGGTCGCACACTCATTCAGGCACATGGCTCTATTGGAGGTCATAAAAATGTCTTCGTAAAGCTTGTAAAGGGCAACAAGGATGCGCTCTGTTATCCTACCACGGGTGGCATCTTGAAGAACCCATTCAAGGGTAGAGCGAAGATTTATGCAGGTGACCTCGTTGAGTACACACCTAACATTAACAACACTACTGGTGCAGAGGTAAAGATTTTGAAGTTCTATGAGCTGGCTAAGGAAGCTACTGAGACAGACGTAACCTACAAATTGGTTCGTGACGGCTATCACCACATACCGTATGCTGGCGATACTATCATGGTAGGACAGAAAGATTTTGCCACACAAGCAAAGGGTGTCACTATCACCAATGTGGAGAAATCTACCGATGGTTCAAACGATATTTGGCTCGTTACAGTATCAGAGACACTTGGTACAGCACAAAAAGCTGGTGACATTCTCGTAGAAGCAGCAAAACCAGGTGCAAAAACGCTTCCTATGGTTACTAATCCTAATGCTTACGCAGACAAGGATATGGATTTCTTGTATGACGCGAATATGGAAGGGGTTGACGACTTGGAGTATATGCTTACTCCAGCGTTGGCACAAGAAGATACTGTTATCGACCTTGTAGCTATCGGCAATTTGCCACCAGCAGTTCTCGCTCTCAACAAGAGCCGTGTAAAGACTTGGTTCTGGTTTAATTAATCAGACCAAGTAAATGATAACGAACTTATTTTTTTGTAATTAATTGTATTTAGGATATGCAAAGATTTGACATTAACAACTCGGATTGGGCTGCACTCTTCCGTTCAAAAGATGGCGGTAGTGAACTGTTTCAGTCTCTCGTTGACAACTCAGACCTCCTTAACATGGATGAAGGTTGGGCAATGACACAGGGACATATTGCTGACGCACCTACTCCAACAGCGGATGATGGTTCTGCTACTTTCCGAATGACTTCACATAAGTTGGAAGCTGCACCAGTCATGGATATGCGTGCTCCTCTTGGAGACTCACACCAGATGGATGCCGAGGGTGAGGCAGAGTACACCGCATCAATCCCTGACTTTATCGGTCGTGGTTTTGTAGAGACCGCTGCACAACGTATCTACAAAGAAAAACAGTTTGCCCAGTTTGGCAACGCAGACCGCATTATCGCTCGTTGGGTACGTGATTACCTCGCAGTTGGGTTAAAGTCAGCAAAGGCTACTTTGAACAATACCACCGCGCAGTTGGAGACAACTGGTAAGATTGATTACACTGGTCTCGGTGCTGGTATCTACGGCAAGCTCTATGATGCTCGTCTTCCAAAGGGTAATTTTCAGAAGGCTGGTGCAAAGGCTTGGACTGCCGCAGATTGTAAAATTCTCACACAGATGCGTAAGTTAGAAGACGATTATCGTGATAAGCGAGGAGGCTACGATGGTGCTCTTACTTGGAAGATGACAAAGAAGATGTACAATGATGTATTCCTTCAGAACCAAGAAGTACGCGACTTGTATGTTACTTGGTGTAAGGCTAACTATATCGCATACGTTGAGGGTATGCCTATCACTAACGAGCAATTCTTGAAGTCATTTACAGACATTCAAGGTATTTCTCCTATTGAGATTGTCGTTGAGAAGGAGCGCAACAAGACACGCACAACCGACACATTTGTCAAGGGTTGGGCAGATAATCGCGTTGTTCTTCGCCCTGCTGGTGATGCAGTAGAGTTCAAGTACACCGATGTATTGGAACGTGACGTATTCGGTAGCGGCTATGGTGCAAGTACTATTGATACCACTTTCGCAACCATGCTCAACGGTCTTGTTACAGCAATGAACACCACAACCAACAATGGTCGATTGAAGGAGTGGCACACAGACGTGATGATGTCTGCTATTCCAGCTCTCATCTCATTCACTAACCACGAGATTATCCACACCGAGGTAGCTGGTGACGGTGCAGTATCTTAATGGTTAAATACTCACAATATACGATAACATTTAATTCATTTATCTCTCAATGGCAGCATCGAAGTTTGACATATTGGACTATCTTAGCGGCATGACTAACTTTGTCTTTGACAAGTCGGCATTAAACAATGTCGCTTTGGATTGCGGCGTTTCTGATGTCGAGTCTTATTTGGACTTGACAGAAGAACAGAAAGACAGATGTAAGATTGCACTCTTGGAAAAGATTGTATTCGGTGTCTATCAGACAGCATCGACCACAAACCAACATGGCGCATATACTCTTACGGTAGGTGCTCAGACCATTACATCGGCTGCATTGTTGAGCATCAAATCTGAACTCAAAAGACTTTACAAGAAGTATGGAGAGGACGAAAAACTTGAAGCTCTCAATGAAACCGATGGAGAGGTTAAATGGATTAAAGAAACAGATTGGTAAGCTATGTACACTGACAGAAATGCTTTGGATGAATATGCCTATCATGGCGTGTTCTACCGCTCGGAACAAAAACCGAAAGAAGATGGAGACCTTATCGGAAGCGATGGGGATATGTTAGGCGATACTGATACTAGTGCAAGTGAGTCAGAAACAGAAAATGTAGAAACTATCATTTTTGAAACTGATTGCGATATTCAGGAAACCAACAAACTCTTTAATTCGGGTGTTGTTACGCTAGGATATACAATCTATTTTCCGATGCCAACGAAAGAAGGAGAAGACGGAAAAGATGAAGAATATATTCCTGAAGGTTTGAATGCAGGCATTCGTTTCCGTGGAAAGATGTACGGAATGGACGTTGACGGAATGGTTATTGGCGTTTATCCGACACAAATGCACGGATGTGTAGCTTACATCAAGGGTACTGACATTTAGTTTTTTTCATCATAAGGTAAAATGTATTTAGGATAACAAGGTATGGCACAGAGGATTAATCGCAGATTATCTCGAATTGAGAATTTCTTTTCGATGCTTCTTACTAAGGGAAAAATCTCAGACAACATATTTGTCGGGGAATTACCACCTACAACTAGTAAGAACTGGGATGATTTTGTCAATGTGGACGTAGGTCAGCAAAGAGATTATGGCGGTTATTCTTCTGGCTATGCTAACATTTATCTTTATGCAAGACCAAAGGGAACTCCACTTAGAAAGAATGTAAAGTTACTTGATAAGATGGAAGGTGTTCTTGACAAAATCATTGATGAATCAAGAGACGCAAACTATACAATCAGTACATTATACCGTAATAGCGGATATGACTCAAACCGTCAGTTTCATTTTCAGATGATTTCTGTTTCGGTTATTGTACGTTAATTATTTCATTTATTTAGGATAACAATTTAAACTCAAACAATATGGCAACGAAAGTTACAAGTACAGGCGCAAGTGCAATCAAGCTCTCTAAGCCTTCACACATTATTGTTCGTCCGTTCAATGGCGATGCGGCTGGTGACGATTATTACGATTTGGACGATGTTGTTCGCGACACCACATCTATCTCTCAGGACGATAACGATACTACCGATATTGAGCGCGAGACTTCTGATACTCCTATCATGTCTATCGTGACAACTGGTAAGTATCAGTTTGCTGCCGAGGTTGCAGATACTCAAGCTCCTGTATTGACTGCATTGTGCGGCTTTACAAAGGGTACTGATGGTAAGATTTACGCTCCATCTGGTTACAAGCTGATGTATGCAGAGGTCGCAGTAGTTTTTGACAACGCAGATGGTACTACACACACAGCATTGATTCTGCCTAAGTTGCAGCTCAATTCCAAGACAACCATTGAGTCTCTGAACTCTAACTTGGCAAAGGTTGCATTGGCTGGCACAGGTCAGTTGGTAAAAGTTAAAGATGGAAGCGTAACTCGCAAGACACCATTCTACATTGACCCTGCATACACATTGCCAACTGCTAGTGTATAATGCAGATTCTTCAACAATTCTCGACTATATACAAGGGGCGGCGGCTTTAATGCTGTCCGCTCCTTTTTAAGTTTTATCATTTATGGCTGAAACATTATACAAAAAAGCATTAAAGCTTATTACGAAGGAATTAGACAAGGATGCAAAGAATGTGTTAAGAGAATGTATTCAAGAAATTACATACACACATCAAACGCACAACCTCTACGATTCTTACGGATATGGCATTTATGTCGAAGGCAAGCTTGAAAAAATAGGTTACTTATCATCCTCTCCAAAAGCATCCAAAGGCAAGAATTGGTATGGAGAAGAGATTAAAGGTCGTGAAGCGATAAACGAATATCTCAAAAACGATTATTCCCCTAGTGGAGTAATTGATTTGGCTGTCGTTGCGACTATGCCCTATGCTAAGATATTGGAAGATGGCGGTGGTAATCTGAAACAATCTTACAGAGTCATTTCTATGTCGTTTCAAAAGCTACAAAACCTATCCAATAAGTATAATGGAACAGTAAGTGTGATTAGAAAGTAATTCATATATATGGGAAAAGTATATAGAGCACAAAAAGACCCGAATAAGGCTAAGAAACAAGCTATAGAAGACGAGAATAAGGTGTTACCTAGTTCTCCTTTGTCTGATGCGGCAATGGAACGTCTGGCGCAAATTATGAATGATTCTCCTACAATTGTAAAACTACAAGGTACAGAGTGGGAGATAAGAGCATTGAAGCCTGGCACTCAATGGATGATTGCAGAGGAGGCTTGCAAGATAGTCAAGGGCGAAAACTTATCAATGGGTGACGTTATAAAGGAGTTTGCCATCAACATTCCATCGGTGGCAAGAGTAATCACACTATCCTTGCTCAATGACAAAAAACGCATTGATTCTGAGGAATACCAACAAGTTTACGACCAGTTGCTTTGGGGAGACTATGACATCAAGGATTGGGCAACATTACTCGTTGAAATTCTCAATTTGCTAGATGTGGATTTTTTCTTCGCGAGTACCAATGTGATTCAGACCGTCCGCAATCAAGCTCTGATGAGGAAGAAGCAAGCAGCCGAATTATCCCCTCACGAACAGAATACGGACAAATGATAGATTTCTTACGTGCCAACACATGGTGCTCGCAAGAAGAATATAAGTGGAGAATGACCGTTCCGCAGATTCGCCTTGCGTCTATGGATTTTACTCATTTAGAGAAGATTTCGTCAGACAAAGACGAGAATAAGAAGAACGACAAATTAAAGAATGCAAAGGTAATCAATGGTGCAGAGGATTTACGAAACCTCAATGACCTTGGAATACCTATTTTATAAATTCTTAAACTTTTGAATTATGGCAGATTCAGCATTAGGAGCAGCTCTAACCATTCCTAAAAGTGCGTTAGATGCAATAGAACAAGCAGACAAGAAATTGAAAGACATACAAGATACGGCTAAAAATACCGCGTCTAGTGTAACACAATCTTTCAAGGATATGTCTGTTGGTACTAAGCCGTTCCTTGATTCTTTAGACCAAGTTATAGCAAAACTCGCAACAATCAACGCATCTGCTTCAAATGCAAGCAGTGGTATCTCAAACGTAGGTGCGAGTGCAGGTAACATGAACAATAACATTACGTCAGCAGCACAAAACATTCAAAATATGGTAGCACAGCTATCTAAGATGAATGGTTCTGGCACTAGTGGTATTATGCAAGCGGCACTTGCATTTCAGAGATTACAGGAATCAGCAAAGGGTGCTAGCGGTATGAATATTGCTGAGTTAAAGCAAGAAATTGGTTCTATTGAAAGTATGTTGCGAGATACAACACAAAATCTCACCAAGGCAGACCAAGATGCACTTATTAAGCGAAAGAAGTCATTACAGGATGAGTTACGATACCAGCAGCAGATGTATAATGAACGTGCTGTTGCTTTTCAGAAGGCTCTTGATAAGATGGTTAGTGCAGAACAATCTTACAACAACAAACAGAGAAAGGCATACGCTGATAGAGCAAAAGACTATCAGACGAGAAATAACAAGGCAAACACTACATATCAAGGCGCGCTTGATTTCTCTGCTTCTGCAAATACGCTCAACCGCCAAGTACGCGCTATAGAATATCTGAAAGAGGCTCGTATGAAGTTGTCTCAAACCGATGCTGATTATAAGCGAAAATTGGATATTCTTAATGCTGCAATTGAGCAACATAACAAAAACTTGAAAGAGGCTGGTGTTAATTCTCGCGCGTTGACAGAACAAACATCATATATGGCTGGATATATGTCACGTTGGGCACAGCGTATGGCATTTGCATTCTCAGTGGGTTCTGTCAAGAATTTTGTCGAGCAGATTGCATCAGTCAGAGGTCAGTTTGAACTTTCAGAGCGTTCACTCGAAGCTATCTTGCAGAACAAACCAAAGGCAGACGAGATTTTCAATAAGACTGTAGAACTTGCCGTTAAATCACCTTTCCGTATCAAGGACTTGGTGGATTACACACGACAACTTTCTGCTTACAGAATTGAGTCTGATAAACTTTATGATACAACCAAGCGACTTGCCGATGTTTCAGCAGGTCTTGGCGTTGATATGGGAAGACTTATCCTTGCATACGGACAAGTCAAGGCTGCTGCATACCTTCGCGGTTCTGAGGTTCGTCAGTTTACCGAAGCTGGTATCAATATGTATGGTGAGTTGCAACAATACTTCAAGGAAGTTAAGGGAGAAGCGTACACGACTGCACAGATTGTTGATATGATTTCCAAGCGTAAGGTTACATTTGAGGATGTTGAGGCAATATTCCAACGCATGACCGATAAGGGTGGAACATTCTACAATATGCAAGAGATTCAGGCTGAAACTCTCCAAGGTAAGATTTCCAACTTGAAGGATGCTTTCGATGTGATGCTCAATGATATTGGCAAGGCTAACGAAGGCACAATGAAGGGGATGGTAAGCTGGGGTACTTCTATGCTTGATAATTGGAAAGCACTTGCAGAAATAGGAAAAGCTCTTATACCTATTCTTATTGCTATAAAGGCTAACTCTATGTTTGCAAAGACTAGTCTCGGACAAGCTTTCTCGCAAGCATCTGGCACAGGTATCGTGAGATACAAAGCTCTTTTCGTAAATTCCTTAGATGGAATGAAAAAAGCTCTTAAAGATTTTGGCGGTCTCGTTAAAAGTTCATTATCAGGTATCGGCGTAGGTCTTGCTATTTACGCTGTAGCAGAAGTAATAACTACTGTTTATGATAAGATTTCCAAGTACAACGAAAATGTACGTAAAGCCGAAGAAGAAACAATAAAGGCAAAGGGCGCAATAGGTGCTTTGGCTGGAACGTACAACGACCTAGCAAATGCAGCCACAAATGCAAATGGCAAATTAGAAGGAAAGGATTTAGAAAAGAATGTCGAAGATAGACGTACAACGTTACAAAAGCTTATTGATGCCGCATCAAAAGACGGACTGACTTTCAAAATCAATGTAGATACTCTCGATGTAAGCCAGCTTAACACTACTTTCAGTAAGGTTGAGAAAGAATATAAAGATTTCATTGATAGTATTGAGGTTATCAGAAGAAATTACGCCAAGAATGATGCTTGGAATACTTGGTTTACAGATGGTCTTGATGATGATGCAGGCGATTACAAGGATGCTGTGATTGATGCTCTCGCAAAGTCTTCGCAAATGGAGAGAGTTGTAGCAAACATTAACGCAAACTATAAACAAGCCACTTCGACCACGAAGAAATACTTTGATGAGATACGTGCAGGTCAAAAGGATAACGAATCCAACATTGACTATATGACACGTATGTATGAGTTGATAAAGAAAATCAACATAGCACAAGGCGGCAGCGACTATAAAATGCCATCTTTCATTGGTACTTCGCAAGCTGATTTCAATGACCTTATCCGTGCAATGAACAGCGTACAAAATAAGGCGCAAGAATTGAACAGCGAGTTTGATGCTGTATTTGGAAACCTAAGAAAAAAATATAGCAATGACCCTATAAAAATACAAGGCGTAATTGACAGAATTGCGGCAGAGCGCGATTGGAATCAATATGAGAGAGACCTTGCTTATAGACACTTTGGTATAAATGTTTCCATCAATAAAAACTCGATGGAGAAAGAAGTAAACTGGGTTGATGATTATCTCTCTGGTTTCTTTGCAAAGAAAAAGTATGGCATCAATCTCGTTGTCAAGGAGATTACAAACGATAAGGCTCTTGAAAGTTTCCTTGAAAAAGGTGATGATGCGGCTAAAGCTGCAAAGAATTGGCGTGAACTCGAAAAACGTTTGGCTTCCGTAGGAAAGAACACGAAGAAAATCAAAGTTGATGATTCTATCCGAAAGATGTTCAAAGCAGGTGACCCACGTTTAGGTGGAAACACTATAGATGTTTCAACTTTGCGCCAAATGGTTCGCGAATACAAGAATGCTGCAACTGCCACCGCAAAGGGATTAGGAGTGAATCCTTTTGAAAAAGAAGACAAAAAAGCAGCAAAAAATGCGGCAAAAGAACAGCGTGATATTCTCAACGAGCGCATTTCTCTGTTGAAGGATATGAGTTCTGAATATCAGAAACTCATTAAATACGAAGGCGAAGAGCAAGCTACAGCCGATGTTCGTAAGCACTTTGCGTTGGCGGCAAAGAATGTTGGTATGAATATAAACAACTTTATCCCAGACCGCCAGACTATTGCAAAGAAGATTGAATATCTTGCAAGCCAATATAAGGAACTCGGAAAACGTGGCAGCGCATTACGCAACGCCACTGAAATCCGTCTTGATATTGATGAGGAATATTTCAAGCAGCAACTTGATGATGCAAAGAACAATGCGCAAGAAGCATTCTCACAGCTCGATTTGTTTAAGAAGCTCAAAGGTGAAGGTCTCTCTGATAGCATCATCAAAAGCATGTTCGGTGACTTAACCTCTTCATTCGATGATGTGCGAAAGTCTATTACAGATGATTTTGAGGCAAAATGGGGTAAAGACCAGACTAAGTGGGGTGATGATGTCGCAAAGGAATACACGTCACAAATGCAGAAACTTGATAAGGAAGTCTATCAAGACCAAGTTAATCAAACACAAGAGCTGATTAAGGCATACAAGCAGCAATTGACAGACCAGCTTCAACTCGACAGATGGTATATCAATGAGCGTTACAAGCTGCAAAACAATGCGAATATTGCCAAGAATCCTGAGTTGCAAAGGCAGTTAAAGGAAAACTTGGATGCCCAATACCAGCAGAAAACAAGCAAGAATAACTGGAAAGAGTTTCAGAACTCAGACATGTATGTTCGTTTGTTTGATAATCTAGAGCAGGTTTCATCAAAGGCTCTTGCCGCAATGGCAAAAAGATTGCAAGCTCTTCGTGTTGATTTGAAAAATCTAGATCCTAAAGATGCAAAGTCTATTGTTGAACAGATTAACAAAGTCAATGAAGTTCGTAATTCACGCAATCCTTTCAAGGCTTTCACTAGTGGACTTAAAGAAATGATTAAGGCTGGCAAAGACTTAAAGAAGTCGGGCGGCGTGGATAAATACGTAGAGCTTAACGAACTTAGAGCAGATTTGACGAGCAAATTACAGAGCCAAAATGCCTATGTTGAGTCTTTGGAACATGAGTATAACGAACTAGCAAAGATTAAAGGCGCGGACGAAAGCGTTGTTGCAGCCTTAAAGTTGAAGTTGGCAACCAACAAAAGCATTCGCGACTCTTTAAAATCTCAGTTAAACCTCACCGATGAGCAGATTGCAAAGCTCGGAACGATTATGACTGAGGAAGAGCAGGCAAAAGCAAAGTTCTCAAAATCCGTGACGGATATTACAGACGTAGTTTCCACAATGGCTAACTCGTTTAATGCTCTGTTTGAGGCACTTAGCGGTTCTGATGCAAATTTGGAGAACACTCTGGATATTGTCAGCAGCATCGGTCAGGCGGTCGGTTCGTACTATAGCGGAAACTATGCAGGTGTCGTATCGGGCGCAATGGGCGCGCTTACGGGCGTAGCTAAGCTCTTTAGCAACGAAGGAAAGATTGATAAGGAAATTGCACGCCAAGAACGCGCTGTAAATTCCTTGCAACACGCTTACGAAAAGCTTAAAAAGAGTATGGACGATGCCTTTGATACGCAAAAGCTCTACGAATACAACCAAAAATCGGTCGATGCCCTTAAAAAGCAGCAGAAGGCGTACCAAGCAATGATTAACGCAGAGCGCGGTCGCAAGAAACCTGATGAAGGTAAGATTCAAGAATGGGAACAGCAGATTGATGATTTGAACACAACAATCCAAGAATTAGGTGAATCTATGACAGAAGCACTTGGCGGCTTCGGTTCTCAGTCTAACTACAAATCTGCTGCTGAAGCTTTCTCGGAAGCGTGGGTAGATGCTTTCAATGAAGGCAGTGATGCACTCGAAGCACTCAACAATAAGTTTGACGAGTATTTCAACACAATGCTCACAAAGCAGTTGATGAATAGAGCTACTTCAAAATACATTCAGCCTATCCTTGAAGCATTCGACAAAGCGGTATCTGAGGGCAGCGAAGGTGGAAACAATGGTCTTGACGTTACCAAGAAAGAACTCGAAGGTATCAAGGAATTGAAAGACAAGAATCTTGCATTATTCAATGAGTATGCAAAGAACTTGATGGATGTTCTCAACGTCAAGCCTACTGGCAGTTCAAATATATCTGCTTTGCAGCAAGGTATTCAGTCCGTAACGGAATCAACCGCACAGGCTTTGGAATCGATACTCAATTCACTCAGGTTTTATGTAGCCACTCAACAAGCAGATGTCCGCATCATCCGCGACACTCTGTTAGAAAAGCTCGGCAATAGTATCAACGCGATAACACAAGATACATCAAGCAGTCCTGTACTCATTGAGTTGAGATTGCAGACAACAATACTTACTGATATTCGCGACACTCTGACCAGCTGTGTGAAGGGCGGTCACAAGCAAGGAAGAAATGGTATCAAGGTATTTATGAATTAGTTTTCTGTGTTCTATACATAAAATTAGGGCAAGCTCGGTTTCACAACTGAACTTGCCCTTTTTAATCAACATAAATATAACTAAACCTTAACTAATATAAAAAGTAAAATTACACTTTATGTCTGTGTTGTACCGCCGTACACTCTAAGAACTAGAAAATAATATAAATATTCTTTTTTCCAACTTTGCTATTTAAATGAGCTGTAAGGCATTATTTCAGTTCATCCTTACAACTATTCCACTCTGACACATAAATCGTTCCTGTCGTCATATTTGCGTCATCGTAGCTAATGATTTTAACATCATTATCCTCTCCGTACTCTATGAGGTCACATTTTCCTTTGCATTCGATGCGAACTTCACTCTTTCCGCACACGTAAATGCGAGTAACCATATTCTCTGGAACTTCAATCTCCAAATCCTTGCAGTACGCGACAAGAATAATCGTAGAGCGCACCTTGACAACTCCATGAGCACCTATATACATTTCGCTAGTATATCCGTGCTCATTACATTGGTAGAATCCATTGGCAAACTCACCAAACTCTTTCAAAAGATACTCTTTTGACAATCCCCATCCGAAAGCTATAGAATCAGCCATAAACTCAATTCCGTTTGAATCAAGAGCCATATTTACCAATTCTCGCTTACTCGCGGCAGAATCCCATTTACCCTTATACTCTCCGCACAATCCCAGTCTAAGGGCATTGCGCTTCAACGTCAATAATTCATTGCTATTCCCCATACCATTCTCTCAATCTATCGTTAATTAAAGTGTTCACATACGCATAGGTTTTATCGTACCCGACAAGCTCGTGGCACTTGCGGACACAGCGCATAGCAGATTTCTCATTGATGTCCGCGCGCTGTGCGATAACGGCATAGGAAAAACCATAGCGATTGTGTAGAACGTCAAGAACAAAATTTCTTGCTACCGCTCTCGCAAAAGGAATATTAGTGTTGCCGACATATAAATCATCTGCATTCACTCCTTCCTTTTCCTCAGTACTCATAGCCGTGTTCACTTGTTCGCAAACCATCCGCTCTACCTTATCCATCGTATCATTACCTAAGTATATCATAGCCGTTAAATCTTATTTTTATCTTTATAAACGTAACCTACCGTATCACAAGGGTATTTGTCATCTGGTGACAATACACCTGCATCTTCCATCTTTTGCCTGAAATCCACAGAAACCATAGGCACTAACTTGTGTAATCTAGAACCATCGGCGGCAGCCCAAATCGGCTTTAGATATTGAACAGGATTCTTAACCTTTACACCATCCCATTTGATTCCATTCTGAATGAATGGTATAAAGATACCGTCTCGCTTCACTCCGTTAGCATCACACATTCTTACAATCCTGTAATCTCGGAATAGTCCGTATTTCAGTTCTATATACCATTCATTATACATAAGCTATTCCTTTCCTTGATTAAGAGCCTCGGCTGCTTGCTCTGCCAATATTGCCTGCTGACCGTGCTCAAAGTTCTTCTTCAAGTCTTCCTCTGTCTCTTCGGAAACTGGAGTATTCATTACAGTTTCCAACTCTTTCTGCATACGACCGAGGTAATCCATCTTGTTCTTTGCGAACTTTGCAGCATCATCTGCATCAGTGAACGCTGTAATAGGATGAGTAATGTTGGCTTCTGTGATGATAACCATACTATCAAGCATATCTTGATAAGTAACATCAGTTTCAGGGAAAATATCATTCTCTTTCCCCTTTACCTCGTTCTTCATCGCGACAAGATTCTCAAGCCACGCGAATGTTGTAGTGGTAAGCGCGTGCCCTTCCATATCAACACCGCCCCAACGCTTAAAACGTGCTTCAAATCCAATGTGTGTGTGGAAAATAGCACAATCCTTCAAAATTACGATGAAGAAATGACCGAAGTCAGTAACGCTTTCAACATCTTTTTTGTTGATTCCGACAACAACTTTAAGCAAACCTGCATTGTTGTCAACAGTCTTCTTTTTTGCAATTCTAGCCATAACTATATATTTATTTTTTGTTCTACAATCGTTTTGTACTCGAAACTAATGCAAGATGGATTCTCCTCAGAAGTAAACCTAACCTCATTAGGGTCATTGCAAACCCCATCCTTGAAGAAGAAACAATCCTTGCAAGTGTAATCAGTCTGTTCCATGTTCCTTACGTTTTTGATATTCCATCAATGTCAAGATACAATAGTTAGCGCAGTCAAGAAGAGCATCTTCCAATGGCTCGTTAGCAACTTGCGCTTCATTATCCTTCAACGTCTTGATACGATTCACTTTCTCTCGTATCTTTCCGTAGCCGTAGTTGATACCAAGCTCATCATACATTTCGGAAAAAGCATTCCCATAATCACGATTTTTCTTGATGTATGTATCATGCAAGTTATTGAGAATATTTCCATGCATTTCAATGTCGGAATTTATATCTATTTTATGATTATCGGCAACTGGTGCTACTATATCGAACTTTGTACCAAACATCATAATATCCGCATCGCTAAAATGAGCGAAATACTTGTAATCTGTGCTAACAGATGTACATATATAAACATCAGCATCCTTTCTATCGACATTGAACAGAATAGGGGTGCTGCCGCCCTGAATACCTATCGGGTCAAAATTGCATTTTAAACAATCATTTCGTGTGATGTAAAATCGCAGTCCAACCTTAATATCTTCTTTCTTAATCATAAACTATTTATTTTTACTATTCAAACAAAAAGCTCTATGAGCCATAACGTCTGATGGGTTATGAAAAAGGATAATACAAAAATCACCATGTTCTTTTGTATGAACATTTTGCAAACCACATTCTTTGATAAATCCATTACCGCTAATATAAGGGTTAAGAATCTCGCGAATTGCGCTGTTATGGCTTGGCTGAACTATAATAACACCACCAGTTTCTCGAAGTTCTTCCAGTTTCTTCCACTGAGCTTCTATATTTTCGTCTCCATAGAATAAATCATAGCCATAAGGCTCTGTGATTTCTCTATCTATTCCCATTCCCAAAGGAATGTCAATTACAATAATCGGTTTCATAAGCTATTTCTCCTTATCTTTAATTTCAACGAAATCACCAATGCCCAAACGAGCCTTGTTGATGCAAGACGCAATCCAACCCATCAAGTAGGCAGAAGGCTCGCCGCCGTGTTCCAAGTCAGTATATTCCTCGATGGCATCGCAGACGTGAGAAGCTTCATGGCAGCAATAGTTCATTGACATAACCTTCTGACACGGAAACGATACAAGAACGCCGCGCCTTCTGTCGCTCTTTCTGACAGCATCGGAATACGTAACGCCTCCGTAATCAATATCGGGAGCCTTGCACTTGTCAAAACAGGAATCTATCAGCTCTTTCAAGTCTTTACCGATGTGTACCCAAAGTTTCAAAGGGTAGATTCCGTTTTCGTATTCGTAATAGCCTTTCTTCTTCATATTCTCAACTATTTTTGTTTTGATACAATCTCGATAGCAGACAATAATGTCTTCTCGCTGATACCTTTTCCACTACCAACACCATCTTCCTCTATCTTCTCAATAGAATTTTTTATAGAGCATACTGCATCATTTATGCTATCTGCACGACTCATTGCATTCTCGATTGATGATTGTAGCTCATCGAAACGTTTGTCTATATAATCCTTCAACCTTTCTTCGTGCTCTATAATGTTTATAGAGTTTGCGATTTTTGCATGCGTCCAGTTTTCTTCTACATATACATAATAATCACCTTTTATATCATCGTGAGTCTTGGAAGACACAACCCTTAGACACACGAAATCGTCTCCATCCATTACTGCATATACACCTTCTCCTGATGGGTATAGTTCGGCTTTCGCCTTATCATCCCTACTCGCTCCTTGTTTGTAAGCGACCTTTCCTAAAATATTAACTCTAATCTCCATATCTCAACTATTTATTATGTAATCTACCAATATGCCACTTTGAGCAAACCTTGCATAAGTAAGGATGCCAACCAAGTGCCTTCAACCTCGGAATCTGATTCAGAAACTCCCAAGCATCATCCTCAGTCTCGTATGCGACCTTCGCCTTCCAAGAATGAACTTTTTTAGTCCAATGTTCGGGGTCTGGTTTGAACGGCGGCACTTTATTAGGATTATGATGATTCTTTCTCATAGCTCAATGATATTAATGCAACTATCATCAACTGTGACATAGCAACCAAGCGTCTCGCGTCTGTAGCCACCGAAATCAATAAGTATCTCAGAATCTTCGCTTGCGCAAATGAACTCTTTGTTGGCAATCAATTCATCCTTCGTGATGGTTTTCTTGACCTCACTAAAATATATTCTTCCAACCATAGGTGCATTGATAATGCCGCCGACATTTACAACATCATCATCTGATGTTATATATATGATAGGCAAACTACCGTCTGCTTTCTTAAATTCCGTATTATTTAAAAGCTCTGCTTTGTTCATAATTAGTTACTTTTTAGTTGATGATGGTTTGCGACCACGTTTCTTTGTTGTGTCGCGCTTGCTAGCAGTGTAATCCAATGACGATTTCTTTGGTCTGCCTGGTTTTCGCTTTACAGGAACAACTTCTTTATTCGGCAACTGCAACGTCTCACATTCCTCATCTTCGCCAAATTCGTTCTCAAACTCTCTTCCTTCACGCTTCTCAGAATCGGCATCATAGGCACGCTTCCACTTGCGCTTGGCAACCTTCAACTGCTCTTTCTTGAATGCTTCTGATTCCTCATGAAGCTTATCGTAGTCTATCTCAGGTGCATCAAACTCACCTTCAACACTGCATTCGGAAGTTTTTTCAACGTCCTTTGATTCCATTTCCTGATGGATGCGGTCTTCATCTGAAATGTACGGCTCATCATCAACTTTCTGCTTATGACTGGCATTATACTCGTCAATGAACTCTTTTATTTCTTTCTTGGAGCATCCATCTTTCTTCATTTCTGCCAACTCAAACTCGAACTTCTGACGTTCAATGTCCTCAAATCTCGTTCCGTCCAAATCGCTTCCCTCATTGAGTACGTTGATTTTCTTGTTTTCCTCATCAGCTTTCATCTGTTTGTCAATGGCAATCTCCAATAATGCGTGATTAACGTCCGATTCCGTCATTTCATCGACCTCATAAGCCATAGGGTCTTCGCCAAGCTCGTTTTTCAGAAAGTTCTTCTTTGCTTCGATGCATCCGCTCGGCAAAAACTGAGCCTCATCAAGATACATATAAGGATGAATGCTCTTGATAGACATGATAGGACTCGGTGTACCGAAGTCTTGCAAAAGCTTCATGTATTTGTCCGCATTCTGCTGATAAATGCAGTAGCATTCCTCCAAATTGCGCTTCTGAACAAGCACAACAGCCATTATCCAGAATGGGTCTTTACCATCCGTGTAGCGTTTCGGCAATCCCTTCGTCTGCAACGATGCCGCTTCCAACGCCCTATCAAGTGATTCTTCCTTTATTCGCATATATTCTCAACTTTTAAATGATTACAACTCCTCGGAAGAACCATCGCTAATGGTATCGTCTTTCCTCAACTCCCATTCATCGGCAGTCATAATCTCCCAATGACCGCAAACGTCTTGCGCCAATACAGAACCGCGCTTCACCTGCTTGTGAGCACCTGCCATATTGACGGCAGTAACGCTATAAAGCATATCGGTAACGTCCAAACCATCATCGACCGCATCTGTTGCTTTCTTGATGTCTGTAACGATAGGGCAGTCGAACAATGCCTTGATGTTTTCGCCCTTGACCTCAATTGATGTCTTGTATTTGTTCATAATTCGCATATATTTTAAAGCATCCACCGACCGTAGAAGGAACTCGAACCTTCTGTTTGCCTAGACTTGTATCTAAGAGACACGTCCTACCGCCTTGCGGATGCTGTTGTTTCTATTTTCCTCCATTCTTCAACCAATCTTCAATCGTGGTACTGTCACCATCAAACGACTGACCGAAGACGTTTACCAACTTGACCGAACAGAGCAGATACGGAATGTTCTTGATGTTATCCGTTGATGGCTCTGTAGCATCCTGTACCAAAAACAACGCTTTCTTCTGTCTGTAATCGTCATACCAGAGAATCAGCGCACCCTCCAAGTAAGCATACAGACTATCCCATGCTTTCTCGGCAGCTTTTATCTGCTCAGTAACGGAAAGCTCGGTTGTTCCGTCAACATCATACCCGAACACGCAGACTGACAACGTAGCGTTGGTGCTCTCATGTCTAGCATTCGGGTCAACGAATACTCTCAACGCGTCACTCTCAGGATAGCTCTCGGTATATACGCCCTTCTGCTTACCCTTGGAGTTCAATCCGTCCAATGACTTGTAGCGGACAGAACCGCCGCCGAAATCATCCTCCAGACTCTTGCGCAATCCGTCTGCCTTCCAAGCTCCCTGCTCGGACTTCAAGTAACGCTGTATGTAGAATTTCTTTTCTGCCATATTCCAAAGTCGGTAATTTGTAAATCAAACATTTATGCTGCAAATATACGCCAAAAAAATCAAGCCAAAATGAACTTTACATAGTTTAACAAATTGCAAATTTGTACCATTTTCCCCATATCCCCAATTAAATATATGTTATCCGCATAAATCAGATTTTTCATATTGAAAATTTAACATTTAGAGAGTAGCTAACACTTCATACTCCTTTCTTTTCGGTTTTTCTTTATATCCTGAAAGGATATTTCTTTTTATCTTTTCTTTTCTAATTATGATTTTTCATTTTATTTATTATGCAAAAAATAAAAATGTAATCCACACATAGCAAAAACAAACACTAAAGCATAAAATAGCACTACTTTTCCGCAAAAACTAAAATGGCTAGAAATTTGCGTTTTAAGACGCTTAAAATAATCTGGCGATAAACTACACTACGAAGCTGCATAAAACGCTACCTGACGCACAGAAATAAGCAAAAGTAGATGCTATGAAACTTTATGCAAAAAGAAAAGTAGATATGATGTTCTCAAAAATGCTCAAAATTCGGTAGAAAAGCTGAATTGGAAAAATCGAAGTATTTTACAAAAAAAATAAAAAATAAAAAAATAAAAAATTTCGGACGAGAGCTGACCCACCCTGCGAGTGCCAAAAACGGGGGGTGTGGGGTAATTTGCCCTATATACCCATAAAACACTGAAAATCAGCGTTTTATTTGCGACAAAAACGGACATTTTCGGGCAAAAACGGCAAAAATGCGACTTTTTCGTTTCTGTTTCTGTTTTCTGTAAATTATCCAAAATAAGAGAAAAAGCAAAGGAACAAAAAGTAAAAAGATAGTACGTTTGTATCAAAGGTGCTGAAAAACCCGAAATTCCCGAAAAGTTTTCTATTTATCATAATATTATGCATAAACATACATTTCAAACTTGCATAAACATTCAAAAACTTACATAATGTTTCACACACAAATTTTGTGAAACAAAAAGCGAGTGAAAACGAAAACAGAAAAAAGACGGCTGCAAACGTACCAATAACTAAAGATAGTACAAACATACATATAGAACACGAAAACGGCTGCAAAGAACGCAAACATAAAAGAAAGTACTTTCTATCTAGCAAACACGAAAACGGCTGCAAACGGCAAATAATACGCTTTTAGACGTTTCCCCTATATATAAGGTACACGCACATATACATATATAGAAAACGGCTGCAAAGATGATTTTTCGGGCTGCAAACGTGCAAAGATAGGGCAAAACATATAAAAGCAACCAATAGCCCCGATTTAACTTATCATTTTGCAAAGTAGAGATTACAATTAGTGTAAAGAAATAAGAAAATGCAGTTATTTTCAAGAAAAAAGCGAGAAAAAACGTAATTTTTTGCTTAAAAGTTTTGCTGATTCAGAAAAAAGCCGTACCTTTGCATCGCATTTAAGAAATAAGGATGCTTACTTAAGACATAGGAATCCATATATAACAATGCTTCGTTCTTTGACTTACTTACATTTAGCACAATAAAATCTATCTTATATATTTGTGCGCTTGACTCTTATCATATACGTATTACGTGTAATACAACATATTAGATATAAGATGATAGCAATACCAAAATATAGGATATACGGATAAAAGCTAACAAACCGTATCAAGTGATATGTTGATGATACTATATAGTGTATCGATTATTAGGTTTGTTATTTTCCGTCAAGGTTAAAAAACGGAAAAGCGGCTGCATGCTGATTGCAGTAGTACTAATTATGAAAGAAGGGAAACGGATAGGCTATTATACGGAAGGTAGCTACATTATTACTTATTATTTCCAGCGTTGAAACATTCTAAGGTGAGTAGTGAAAAGTTAGAGTAACGAAATGAGTTGAATGATAAATGAAAACCAAATACAATAATAAGTAACTGTTATATGTAGGCGAAAACCTCAGCCGTTGGCAATTAGGCGGATTAATTGATAGCCACAAATTAGTAACTTAAAATTTAAAGCAATATGATGTACAATGAATTTATTCAGCGTGTAGGAATGGAAGTATCATCTTCTGAGTTCGAAATTATCAATAATATGTATATGCTTGCAGATGTTGATAAAGATGAGTTTTGCAAATTGTGGGCAAAAATGAACTTTGCAAGAATCAAAACTGCAAAGGAGCAAAAAGCAAAGGAGGAAAAGGAGGCAAAGGCTATAGATTACATTATAAAGATACATAACAAGTTATCCACAAAGTTAAACAAAGATTTTATGGTTAACTTTAATATGTTGGCTATCCACGTTATCGGCTCTGCATCTTACAAGAAATTAGTAGATGCTATGCACGTATGCGGAATTATTGAGATTGATGAGTTTTGTCCACTTGGTCATTACGTATCAACCTTGGACAACTCTATAAATGAGTATTGGGATAAGGTAGCCGAAAAGCATATTTAGAACAAAAAACCCACTACCTTAAAAAAGTAGTGGGCGAATCAAATTAAATCGAAAAATCGAAATAACTTGCTTACTTAAGACGGTTGCAAAGTTATTAGTTTTTTCCGAATTAGCAAAATTAATTAGTAACTTTTAAATATTTTAGGTATGAAGACTTATAAAACAAATTATTCAGTAGCTGTAAATTGGTGTAATAATGCGCTTATCCTCTGCAACAATATTACAGAGATAGACCCATCTGTTTATGATAATATGCGCTTTGAACTGTTTGATGAAGAAGACGGAAGTCAAAGAGATATTTATCAGTTGTTCATTACAGATTGCACCACAAAGATATTGCTTAAAAGCTACTATAGCCGTGTGCGGTTAGCGACCGCCTCCAAAAGCGAGATTTGGCACGGCACAAGTTTAATATAAAGATAGGAGAAAATAATCATGTTAGCAACAGATAAACAAATAAAGTATCTTTGCGCCTTGGCTGATAAGGTAGAAAAGATTAAGGCTATAAATAAGAGTGCAAAGGTTATTAAAGCAAATTTGCCTGAATATATAGATTGGGCAAAGGAAAGAAATAAAGGTGTAACCTCATTTGATGCAAGCATCCGAATAACAGCGTACAAAAGCATTATTTTCGGCTGCAATAATACATTTGTTCTCTGTAATATGAAACAAGTATAATAAACAAAAAAGATAGGAGAAAAGAATATGAAAAAGTACAAAGTTATTATAGCATCAGCAAAAGATATTAAGTTGTTAAACGACAAAATAGCTACAGATAGCTTGTTTACAGTTGGGGAAACAATAACCAATAACCCTTTGCATGTTGGTATTAATGTGGTAACAGATGAGCGCATTAAGGATAGTATGAGGGAATTGGCAAATAAGCGTGGTTATTGCACCAATAAAGATTGGATGACGTTTGATGATGATTTGTGCGGTCACAAATACGCAATTTGCAGCAAGCATAAAAATATTGCCTGCAAACAATACATCGTGGATGAATGCGAGTATCTGAATGACGCAATAAACGACTTAAACAAGTGGCGGCATTCTGGAATGATGGATTATTCTTACTACATGTTAGATACTGATAACAACAAAGTTTTGGATTATTAAATACAACTTGGATATGGGAACAAAGGAAAAAATAAAGAATTGGTTGGAGGCTGAATATAATAGCCTCCACCTGGAACATGTAAGCGAGCAAAAAGAAAGCGAGTTAAAAGATAGATTTATTCGCTTTTATTGCAAGTTCGATAAACGACTGATACGTATCAAGCGTGAAAAGATAAGCGTATCACCGATTCAAAATGGCGGTGTGCGCTTATCATTGGTAGCTTGGGGAAAATGCTATGGGCAATTTTACGAAGTGTAACTTTTAACAATTGGATATATGACTTCAGAAGAAATTAGAATGCTTACCAAAGATGAATTTGTAGCCGAATATGAACGTACCATAAAATGGTACAAAGAGCACAATTGGAATCGTAATTTTAGCAAATACGCTGAAATGTTTTGGATATTGTTCGATGATGGAGTAAATTCCTATATGTGGGCAATTGATACCATTTGCAGTTGGTTCCCTGAATGCAACAAAGAAGAATTGGAAAAGGAATTGGATATGTATATTTAATAGTAACTAATATGAGTGAAAAAGAAATGAATTTGGCTATCTTAAACAAGTTGTATGAGATAGCCGATAAGGTTTTTAATGAGGGTGTAAATGTAAAAGAAGGCAATTACACCGCATCCGATTTGGCAAAGATGAAGGATAGCGCATTTAAGGATGGCTATTTGAAAACTGAAACGAAATCATATAAGAATGAGTGTAATAAACAAGTAGAAAAAGATTGCTTTATTGCACCGATGGCAAGTGTAAATTTGCTATCTTTCGTTTGCTCATTCTGTGTAGTACAAATTTTTGCTTTGGTAGCTAAGTTTGAAAAGTTAGCTAGCATTGGTAGTAAGAAAAGAATGTTTATCAAGCAGAAAGATAATAATGAAGTACTTTGTACTATTAAGGTACTCATTAATAAATACTACTCTAAGTTATCTTTGCACTGTGCGAATGATGATTTGCGCCCTATTATGAGAAATGTATGCTTGGATGTTAGAAACGGCAGGGCAGCCGCTAGCGATGGGCACACGATGCTAATTAAGGGCTTGGATGTGGTAAGCACGGAACATTTTGCATACGATTACAATTTGCCTTTGGTAAACGGAAAAGACTTCAAAAAGATGTGCTCATTGGCAAAGTCTGGTAGTACACTTACTTGCAAGTTGGTACGTGAACCAAACGGCAATACATATTGGGTATCTGAATGCTGTGGATATTACTCTAAGACTGAGGCAAACAGATACGTAAATTACTCTTCAGTATTACCTAAGATTAATCCTGATAATCTTTGCACCATCAACGAAAAGATTTGGAAGGGCATTTCTAAATGGTTGAAGAAAAACAAAGGTTTTAATTCTATCGGTTTAGTAATAATCAAGCATAAAGAAAATGATAATCGTATTACATTCACAATTAACGGAATGTATGATAATCATGATGGTATTGAGATTTCTTGCGAGTGCGGAAATATACCAAACAAGAATTTTGCGATTGGATTAAAGGTTGATAGTCTGCTGAGATTTGAAAACTTTAATTTTGCACTTGGAAGATATGCTAACGAGGCTTTGGGGTATGTAGGTAGTTTGGAAGTTGGTATGATGATGCCGATGTATATTGATGATGAGTATGACGGATTCAAACTATCTGATGGCTACATTGGTGCATACGATTATTGTGGCTTTGCGGAATCTTTTGATATGCCTACAAATGAGCCTACAGAAGACGTTATTCCTGCAAAGGTGGATAATGTTACAACTGAGGAAAAAGAGTGCGCTACAGAGGATAAAACAGAGCAAACAGATTTCAAGCGAGATATAACATCAAAGATTATCATTTGCGGCATTCCATCTTATTATAAGGATAGCGCACCTGCAAAGGATGTTGCAGAAACAAAGGTTGATGCACCCGATGCACCTGCAAAGATAGTACCATTGGATAAGCATAGCAATAAATTTAGCTTTGATGCTATCGGTGTAAATGTAGGCGATGCACTTACCTTCATTGATGGCACAAAGGTTATTGCAGCAGAAAACAATAAGATTATATTCTGTGGAGAACTGTTTACATTGTCTGGATTCTGCAAAGAGTTTATGCCCGATGATAAGCGAACAAAGAGTAATTCCTATCGTGGATGCGCTTTCTTCTTTAAGGATGGTGTTAAATTGGAAAAGCTATTCAAGGATGCGCAAAAGAAATCATTGGTATCAAGCAAAGAAGAGATTGCAGCCGTACCTGATGATACATTGGATAGCGTGCCAAATGAGCATCTAGCGAGCGAGAAATGCACCGAGCGGACAATTATACCATTGGCAAAGGAAAACGCCTCAGAGCACAAAGAAACGGCATCAACCGCAAAGGTTGTGGCTATCTCCATCGGTGTTCCTTCATGCTTGGATATTCCACCGAACAATATGCGGTTGGATATTGCAGCAAACAAGCCGTTAAATGCGGCTGTAGGCGATTGTTTATGTGGTGTTGGCAAAGTAGTACATACGCTACCTTTGCCACCTCCACGGAGCAAAGGAATGAGTGAATTAATAACATATACAAACTTTTATAATACATCATAAAATGAACGTAAATCAATTAAGAAAGGCTATCAAGGTAGCCAAAGCAGAAAGTAAGGTAATTTACATTGCTATCCATAATAGCCGTTTTCATATAGACTTCAATAATTGCAAGTATAGAGTAGACGGAACGAATGAGCTACTTATAATAAACGATTCGTTTCTTAAAGATACTATCATCTTGGATATTCATCAAATAATGTTTATCGAAACAAATTTTAAACATTAATCAATATGGAAAATACAATAACAAAAAAAGAGGCACTGGAATATATTAAGCAGAATATCGGTAGGTGCAATTTATCTAGTTTTAATGTAGGAGCAACTTACGTTGATGATGCAAAAACAGAACTTAGTACTATATTCTTCATTCGTGGGTATGTTATCACAGAGGAAATAGAGTTTCGTGAGCATCAGAATATTCCTTGCTTTAAGTTTCCTCATGTATCACCTGCTTATATGGATATACATGCAGAATATACATCTGAAAGTATATGGGGTTTAGGTACATTTGAATATTTCTATCTAACCAAATCAAACTTAGATGTATTGTTAGATTTTATAAGAATAATCACTTCAAAATAGTAGGATGGGTTAAGCTATGAAAGTATATGTAGTTATCAATTCACACCAGCATGGACTGGGTGAGGCGGTTGAGGTTGATGCAGAAGTATTCTCAACCAGAGACAAGGCTAGAAAAGCGATGGAAGATAAAGGTCTGAACACATTGGAAAGCTATAAGCATTCATTGGATTGTGACGATTTCCAAATCAGCGTATCAGGCTCATTCTATCATATCTCAGACAACGAAGGTGAGACGTGGGATAATTTCGATATTGTAGAACAAGAATTAAAATAATAAGACTATGAAGAAGTACGTAGTAGAAATTGTTGAGAAAGTCACCTACAAGGTAGATGTGGATACATCATCACCCGAAGACGCAGAGAATGCTGCAAGAGCAATGTACGATAGTGGTATGTTGGAAGGAGAGGGCGAGTTAGAAAATGTTTCTTTTGATGTAGAAGCCAATGATGGTATCACTGAAGTAACAAATACTTCACACAATGGAATTAACGATAAAGACTTTTGCCCTGATGAGTTAGTAAGAGATTTATTTAATGGCGGACAATACGCTTGGAACAAAGACAATACAGAAATGGTTGGATTTGTCGGAAACGAGCCAGTATTGGTACGCCAAGAAACCTACAGTTGAACGTAATAAGAATAAAGATATAGAAAACGTAAATGATTCTTATATGTTTGGAGTGATTGAGAATGACCGTAAACATAAAAGTAGCGATTTTCATGTTTCATTTTATTATCGTGGATAATAAATAGCAGAAAGTGACGTTTTAAGTAATAAGAGATAGGATAGGAGATAGGAGAAATGAAGACAACAGAAATCATGAATGCAGGTGGCACATCTGTAAAATACGACATCGTGAACATCGGCTGTAAGGATTGCCCTTATTGCATGATGGCGGAAGGTCACTACCTTTGCCGTTCAGACAAAAGCTGCAACGCAAAGGCAAACATGACCGATGATGATGAGCCAAAGCAGAAAGTAATAATATACAGTCGTGTCTCTACTGAAAAGCAGACATTGGAGCAGCAGGAAAGAACAATAAACGAATGGTTGAATTGTCACAATCTGAAAGCTACTCACGAAGTGAAGGAGGAAGGAGTATCGGGTAAGGTATCTTATAAGGATAGAAACCTTGGTAAGGTAGTGTTGCCGATGCTTGATAAAGGTGATATACTTATTGTGTCAGAGGTCAGCCGTATCGGTCGTTCCATGAGCGACATCAACAAGTTTGTAAACGACGAACTGAAACCACGTGGCGTGCGCTTGGTTATCGTTCAGATGGGTATTGACCTTGATTGCAGCCATCTGAAAGCGATAGACGAAATGCTACTGTTCGCATTCTCATTCTCGGCACAGATGGAGCGTGAACTCATACAGGAGCGAACACAGAGCGCATTGGAAGTACGCAAGCAGAAGTTGGCACAAGACGGAGAATTTATCTCAAAGTCTGGTAAGGTCGTTAAGAAGTTGGGCAGACCTAGAAAATGTGACTTATCAAATGCACAGAAGGCTGCATCGGAAAAGCGCAAGAAAGAGGCTGCTGAGAAACCTTGCAACAAGGCTATATGGAATGTGGTTAAGAAGTGTACCAATGACTTCACTGAATTGACTACACCTAACTTTGCGGATGCAGCTATGATGTTGCAGCAGATGGGCGTTTATTCGTCCACTGGAAAGGTATTAACCAAAGAACTGGTAAGAAGTGCGTACTACAACTTACGTTCAGTCTATGGCAGTCAGGTTTATTTCAGACGCGGTTCTGCAAACTATCGTGTAATGCGAGAAAAGGGTATGACTGACGAGGATATTCAGCAGTATTACAAGGAACTGAATAACAACAACAATAATACAGAGGAGGAATAGGTTATGGCATTCTTAATAGCAATTTGGCTAATCGGCACATTGTTCGATTGCGCTATGGGCAGAAATAAAGATTAAAATTTCTGCCATACACACAATATAATGACGCATATTGCGTTATCTTTTGAAAATAATATAAATATCAAATAGCCCTACGCACCACGGATAAGCGAATGATTATGAAGAAAATGACTTATGACGAATACAAAGACCTTTGTTGTCAAAATAACGAGCAGTTTTCAGAAATGTTCGATGAGTTCATTGATATGGAGAACACCGCTGATTTGAAATATCAGTTAGACTTTGATGATGTTCCTAGCTATTTTGGAATTGCGGCACGTAGTGAAGATTCTGATGTTTTTGCAGTCTGGTTGCCTGATGGTATCCACCAATATATTTTCTACGAGACTTCTATTTCTGAAATGCTAGATTATCTCTGTGTGCATTATCCTGAGGATGCAGAAGATATTAGAGATTGCTTCGCTAATCAGCATGGAGAACGTCGTATTCATAGTATCAGTTTCTATCCTTCTAACTGGGAGGTGTTCACTTCCACAGGTTGCATTTCTTATTCATTCGAGCCATCGTGCTACGATAATGAGGATGAAGCCTACGATGGATGGGTTGATTGGTGTGATGAGCATCATATCGACAAGGATAGTATAAAGAAGTTTGAAACCGAGGTTAAAATTCACACATCTAATCAGGTTTATTAATTTGTCTTATCATTCAGTCCTCGCTATCACGGATAAAGCATTATATATGAAATTACAAGAATCTACAGGAAAAATAGTAGATAGAAGAAAGGTGTATTACGTAACTATCTATAATAGCAGACACATGATTGTTGCATTCTTAGGTAGTGGTTTGCATTATGTTTCGGAAAGAACTGATGCAGCTTTGTTTGATACAAAAGAGGAGGCGCAGGAATTGATGAAGAAAGCGGAATTAAACGGAATCTGTAACACAATACCAGATTTCGCAAAAATGACGGTTTCATCTGATACGCAAGTCTTACTCCAACATTGGTATTTCTAGCCATACAATACCCATAACAAAAATTAAGCCCTCGACATCACGGTTAAGTCAATAGATATGAAACCAGTATTTCTAGAAAGTAGGATAGCTTTTATTGCTTGCGATGAAGATGAATGTTTGCATCTATTCACAACTCCACCTGATAAAGGATTCTTTAATTGGGTAAGCGATGGTTATGGTCATTGTTTTGATATTGACGAAAGCTATTGTGAAGACTTAGGCATTGATGTTCCAACTTGGGATGATGAAGAGCCGATAGAAGTTGAAATCGACATTCATATTAGCAAGCACGAAGAATAACAATACATTCAGCCCTCGACACCACGGTTAAGTCATAAATTATGAAGAAATATCAGATATATTACAATAATACTGTTGAGATAAACAATGTTGCAGAATTTGATACATTGGATGAGGCAAAGCAATATTGTACCGAAAATACGAAAGGGCATGATAAGGTATGCGACAATGATAACTGCTATGAAGGTCGCAGCAATAATTTTCATTATGAAGTCTATGATGGAGTTAAGGAAATCCTAGATGAGGATGGTGATGTTGTTGATTTAAAAGACCCAGTTTACGAAACAGAGCAGTTTTATTGCGATTAATCAATGTAAAATTCAAAAAGTAATTATTGGTTTTCTGCAATAAATGTAATTATGAAAAAGATTTCGATGTTTATGGCAATTATGATTGCAGCTTTCTCTATGGTGGCTTGCAGTAGTGATAGCCGTGAAGATGAAGTACCAGACAATCCGCAAGATAAAAAAACGACTTTGGCGGATTACGAAGGAGTATGGGAAAACGGAAACGATGATATGTTTTTTAGTGTGACTTCTGACGGATATGTATTATATAATCTATGGGAATGTATGCTTGGAAGAGGAAAGGGAACGCTAAGAAATGATACTCTTATCGTAAAGAATGAATATTCTAAAAGAACAGATTCTTTGGTGCTTTACAAACCTGTCGAAGACCAATTAGCGATTAGAGGTAAAGTGTTTGGTAAGGACACAGGCAAGGCATACAATGCTAATGGTTTGTATTTTAGTCTCAACAAAGAAAAAGTGCCAATAACATCCTTCGCTGGCGATTACTGGACTACACCAGGTGGTCTAAATGCTTATTTTGGCAGTTTTGACGAAAAATATATAGTCTTAAACGATTATGTATTTCAAAGACAAATCAGCTACAAGTCTGGTCGTTATGAAACACGAGAATATTATTATGTTCCGAGAGAAATAAATTCAAAGTCTGGAACACGAAGATTATATTATGCAGGATATAAAGATGACGAAGTAGTGCATTATGATTATTTTCCATCAAGATAATTATTCACCAACATATATAACATCATGTTTTTGTACTTAATCATTATCCTTGCTGTATATGGTGCAATTTGTATATTCAAGGGTAAGTAGAGGTTGGCTGGCTCATTCGTTTGGGTCAGCCTATTTTGTGGAATATGGCGCAAAAACTATCGCACCGATAAATCATACCGACAAACTATTTTAGCCGCTTACAGAAGAAATTTTAACTATCTCTTTGAGTTCTCAGATATTTTGCTTATCTTTGCAAAGCAATTATTGGAATTCATATTTCTATTTCAGCCCTGCCGTTGGTGTTCAATGGTGGGGCTTTACTTTCGCATTTCTTTTATACCTATCATATATCGCCCTGCATCACTACTTTTAGTGGTGCAGGGCATTTTTTCGTGTTAATTAAACTTAGAAAGGTTAAAGTTGTGAATCCCCGTAAAGCCTATTAAATATAGGTTATCCACATTTATCCACAATAAAGCGTGTTAATGAAAAATTAGCTAATTTGGTGGTTTGCAGGAATTTATGTACTTTTGCAGTGCTTGTTAGAAGTCACGCGCTAGCAAATAAATAAGTTTTATCTAGAAGTTGATTAGTTCAACTACAACGATATACCCTATCCAAAGTTTGGAGCGTGACCCAGACGGCGGATAGGGTTTCTTTTATCCCTATCTCAAAGTTTCAAGCAAAGGCATACGAGGTTCAATCCGTGCAGTCCTCTTCGGAGTTATCGACCGATATATAAAACTGCTCTGTCAGATAAGTTACATTATGGTTGTGTAAATCCCGCAACGTGTCACCTCACGACGGGTGCCCATATCAGAAATGAGAAAGCCGACCATAACGAGCAAAGCTCTGTGGGTATCAGAAGACTTATGCTGGCTTTACAAGGAGTACGAACTACTATGGTATATTATATATATTGTAGTTGATAAAAAATAAGGTTTGGCTCGCTTGGCTATCCCATTTATTCTTATGGGTATAGAGGTGTTATATACTATTATTAATTAAGTGAAAAAAATAATAATATGGATAAGATTATAGAAGGAATAAAATTCTTTGATGATTCGCTATCAAAGAAAGGCAAAATGACAAGAGACGATTTTGCTGCCAGTCGCAGAGCACTACGCCGCTCATACCAAGACGAAATGGATAAACTTGCTACAGAATATGCAGTAAGAAATTCCATTTATCATGTTGGTGATAAAGTGATAGTGAATGATTCATGTTTTGCAAATGTACCTTGCACTATTATTAATATAAAAGGCATATACAACGTAGTGCATGAAAAAGGAGTTCCATCAATAGTGTATGATGTCAGAATGAATTTCGACAAAGAAACATACCAAGTTAGGGAAAATGATATTGTTGGATATGAATAGTAACGTTTAAATTTAGAGAATATGTTTGGAGAAGAAAGAATCACTCGTAAGTGCGTAATAACGTTTACAGGGGGGGATAAAGTAGTAGGCACACTATCAATGCCGAAACCGAAAAAAGCTATGTTTCCAGAGGAAATGGAACGTAACTTTATCAAGAGTTTTAACGAGTCGCAGCCTAATGCAGTAAACAAGGCTGTTAGTGTTCACATTTTAAGAAATTGATATGGTAGCAACAATTATTATTTTATTATTGTTTGCGTTGGAACTTGGCGCAACATTAGTTAAACATGGAGAACCTAGAGAAGGAAAAGTAAACTTCTGGATTTCTCTTTTATGGTACGGAATACTTATTTTTCTGCTATATAAGGCAGGTTTGTTTACTAATTTAGTTTAAGTAATTATATGGAAGAAATAAAAGGGATTCTTTGTACATCAACCGTAGGTAGTGATGAGGAATGTAATGGTGTACGTATCAAGAAAGAACTTGGAGTAGTTGTTGCTATAGACAATGAAAACGAGTTCAAAGGTGTATTCTCGAAGTATGGAGAAGTGGATATTTTCAAGCAGTTGCTTTCGCAAGAAGTAAGCCGTCATTATACGAAATACAAAGCGTTCCCTACTGAATCTTTGATTCCATACAAGGATTGTGGAGATATTATCTTTGACTTCATAGAGGTTACTTACGGAAAGATGTATGGCGGTTATGTTTATGTTGTTCATTACGACTTTGCAAGCACCGCATCTTAATAAATAATATTGAATATGATGACAGCAGCGGATAGAATTAGAATTACGGCTCAGATTGCAATATTGAAGGAAATTGCCCTTGACTATAAGGGAAAGACAATCGACAACGTTATTCAGCAGCTAGAGCTGAGATTGGCAGATTCAAATTGAGTTGGTAATATGGATAGAATCACAAGAAGAAAAGCTGCCGAGATACTGGGAGTATCAAGACAGACTATTAGTAACTACATAGAGCAGGGTCTGATTGGTAGTTATAAAGACCATAGTATCGTGTATGTGAATAGCGAGGATATTGAGAAGTACGCTCAGAAGTACAAAATGCTTGCAGTCAACGAAAAGATGATAGATGATAAGCTCAAAGAACTCAAAGAGCGCAAGAATGCTATTAATATAGAACTTGCCGAAACGAGAAACGCTGCTACAGCAAAGGGGCAATTATCAGCTAATGCAATAGGTATGTTATTTGTGGCGATAGATGCCATTTCTTATCTAGATATTGCGCCGCATATTAGTTATCGTGAATCCCAAATTCTAAAAGGGATTATCAAAGGTAAGACTTTTGAAGACCTAGCAGATGAGTACGACCTTACACCTACTAGGATTCGTCAGATAGTAGAAAAGACATGCGATAAGTTATCACGTAACGAAATTACGATTATCGAGCATATTTCTACCAACAAACATTTAGTATCTGAGGTTGCAAGACTGAACAAAAAAATTAAGGATATGCAGATGGATTTTGATTCCTACAGACGTGAGAAGGGTGATAAACCTACTAGTGATATTGCTACTCCGCCAAAGATTTTATCTGAGAATATCGGCAATTTTGGTTTCCCTGTACGTATTATGAACATATTTAGATATAGTGAAGTATATACGGTTGGCGACTTACTAAGAAAGCTTGATGTTAATTCTTTAAAGAATATTAGAAATCTAGGAAAGAAAAGCATTTATATAATCCTTGATTTCATGGAGCAAAATCATTTAGTATTCAAAAATAGAGGAGAATCTGATGAGTACTTTTATATGCGTCTTAACAAATTAATGAGCAAAAAATATGAAGAAAATGATTAAGAAGTGTTTCGGATGGTTCGATGTTTACTATGCCGAAATGTTATTGGGTGTTACGTTTGCCATAGGCAACGCCTGCGCTGGCAATTTGAATATTGCATTAGTATGGATTGCCTTCGCATTCAGTTGGGGAATATTCAAACTGGTAATAAGCGAGGAAAACAGAAGATACAAAGCTCTTGTTAATCTCTCAAAAGAAATACAGAGTAATGAGAAAAAAGCGGTACAGACAACAATATGGGCTTATGATGAGCTACACCTCGAAATGCAGCGTCACAGACTGACCGCAATACAAGGTATGAAGTATAAGAATAAGGCTGAGTTCATGCAGCGCAAGAAGAGCCTATCACAATACCTAAAGTATTCTGATGCGATTGACAACATCTATGAACAAGAGGTTGAACGTTTGCATACAATGGAGAAAGAAATTGAAAAGAAAAATAATGATGGAAAAGACAAAGGAACTGACTCTGAAACAGAGACTGCAAAATCTGAGTGAAGAACAAACACCATTCTTTCACTCGCTTACACCATTCGCCGCAGGATTTACACAAGGTTTCAATTACGAAAAGAAACGTCTTGTTGCCGCATTGGTGAATAACTCAGAAGTCACAAAGGACTTCATCAACGAGCCTATCAGCGTACCAATAAGCGATAGTTGTCTGTTTATGCACGCATTCATTGACGGCTCTGTTGACTATCGTAAGAAGATAGAAACTATTCTATCGAACCAATAGCAAGAAAGGGAGGTTAACAGCCTCCCTTTTTTATTTTCCCTTTTAGAAAACTCAAAACAATATTTGAGTTTTATTTGTAGTCTTTATTACACTCTAAATCAGCATTCAGATAATCAATAACTTTTCTGTTCGCTTTATCAATCTTCGATGTATCGTACTCTACATAAACGCCAGTTATCGAATTATCCCAAATAGAGTGTCCTAATGCCCTTCCGATAATCTCCATAGGTATTTCTATCTTTGCGGCAAACGTTGCCCACGTATGGCGATTCCAATAGCTTGTCAAGTCTGGCTCAATCGCATCATTTGTTCGGTCGTATCGTCTTCCGTCATATATCTTTCTTCCTAAAGAACGAAGACAATGATTACACTTAGTCGTGAACTGAGCATACCCTGCCGAATTAGTAATCCTCATAAATGAGAATAATTCGTTGCTGCTGCTATTATTTTTGTATCTGTCGATAATCTCTTTAGCCTCTGGTTCTACCCTAATATCGTACAATCTATTCGTCTTATTACGGAAGAATGATATGCGTCCGTCCTTATAGTCTTCCTTGGTAAGGTCGAGAATATCCGACAAGTTCATACCTATCAGATAGAAACCAAGCATAAAGAAATCTCTGTATATACTATCGTGGGCATCGAGTTTAATATCTCGTATTGCTCGTAACTGCTCTACAGATAGATTTCTCTTGCGTGTTTTATCTTTCTTGAAAGCTGCCCTCTCAAATGGATAATTAGTAGTGAGCTTCTTTCTTCTTGCCCAATTAAAGACTGACTTCAGTTTATCAATATCTCCAATGATACCATTGTTGCATCTGCCTTTTTCTTCCTCATGCTTATAGAACCCTTCTACCCATGAGAAATCTATTCCATCAAGTGTTGCATTCTCATCATATACGGAAATATCCGTTATAAGATGTTTGTAGGCGGCAATAGTGCCAGCCTTATCCTTTGTGCCGATAAACTTCTCTATTGTGCTAATAATGGTGTTTCTGTTCCTTTTCTTGCCAACAATCAATTCTTTAAGATGTTCTTTGAGTTCGTCAACGCCTTCATTGCTATGCTCGTTGATGTAATCATCACACATCTTATATATCTGTGCAAGTCTGTTGGTCTTAGACTTTGCTGACTTGTCGGAGCGAGGAAAAACCATTCCGTCAAACTTCTCTGTTGTCTGTAATCCAGTTGACAGATAGAACCTCTTGTACTTATGCGTGACAGATAAGTACACCTTAAAATCTCTGTTATCAATATATACTTTCATAACTCATTTCTTCTTTATGCTTGCATATTGCTTGCAAAAACGCCTAGTTTTTATCCGTTTTACGGGGCTTTTAGGGATATTTTCGCTAGCAATATAATAAGCGTATATTTATAACTTACTGATAATCAGTCAGAATATCTTTTATGTAATTAAGAGGATGATCTTCTTGTCTGTATCAGCCATAACTTTTTGATTTTTATAATGTTGTGGTTGTTTTATTATATACTCGCTTGCGTATTGCTTGCATTCTTACTTCTTTGCAAGCAAATCCATTAGCTGCTTGATTTGCTCATCCTTCTTTGCAATCTGTTCACGAAGTAGTGCATTTTCTCGTCTGAGAACCTCAACATCGCCAGCAGATAACATATTTGATACCTTACTAAATGCGGATTCCGCTGGTGCATTCATTGCGTCACGTACAGCCTTCTCTACGGAAGAGCCTATATTTATATCACCGCCAATACTATATGCCTCCTTGACGTAAATATTGCCCTTTCCCTCTTCTAGCCATTCACGACTAACACCGAGCGTCTTACACATCTTTAATATATCCTTTCTTGTGATTGACCTCTCTCCACTTAATTTTCTTCTGAAATTAGCAGGGTCAATATCAACCTTTCTTGCAAAGGAGTTTGGGTTGTCTGCGTCACGTTCCATTAGCTGCTTGACACGATTTATTAGTTCTAAATCTTTCATAATCTTAATTTTATAGGGTAAAACACCGTATATCTGTTAATAACATTTAAAATGACACGATTTGACACGAAATGTCTTGGTCATTTCGGAATTTTGTTGTACCTTTGCAAACGTCAATCAGTTAGAACAACTGAAAAACAAAAGCTAGGTAGAAATAGTGTAAACACTATCTGACTATATCACACCGCAAAGATACGTGTCTTACACGATTTTACCAAGTTTTTTAAGTTAATAAAATGTAAACGAGTTAGAAAAGTTTTAGATATGAAAGCGGAAAGAATAACCGCCAAGGATGTTAGAAATATCAGCGTTGGTGGAAAACTAGAAGTTGAATTACCGAACTATCTCGCTTGTGTTGCTGCAAAGGGTATGGTAACTTATGTAAAACGTGCCTATCCAAGAACCGATGGAAATGTGTACTATACATTTATTAATTCGGAAAGCAATACGATTACAATCGGTCTAACAGACCCACATTCAAGAGATATTATCATCGGCGAGAATGTGAAGTGTAGAAAGCGAGTTGAGACATAGTTAATAAATTAATAATGCATAGGAGGTTGAAATGGAAGAGATTATCAAGAAAGAAACAATGACATCGCTCGAAATAGCAACGGTTACAGGGAAACAGCATCAACACGTTTTACGTGATATTGATAGTTTGTTAGCGCAAGGTGTAGATGCGTCCAATTTTGGACTGACCTCTTACACTGATAAATCGAACAGACAACAAAGATGTTACAGTCTTACCAAAAAAGGTTGCTTAATACTCGCAAGCGGTTACGATGCACTTCTTCGAGAGAAAATAATCAATCGTTGGGAAGAACTGGAGATAAAAGAACGAGAACAGTATCAGGTTCCTCAATCGTTTGCCGAAGCTCTTATGTTAGCTGCAAAGCAACAGCAACAAATTGAGGAGCAACAAAAACAGCTTGAAGCAAACTCAAAAGAGATTGTTGAGTTGAGCGGAGCGATAGCAGAAATGAAACCAAAGGTTACTTACGTTGATATGATTCTTGCAAGTAAGGAAACGGTGGCAACAACTCAAATTGCACAGGACTACGGATATTCCGCAAAGGCGTTCAATGTTCTTCTAAGGAATTTCGGCATCCAGCACAAAGTTGGTGGTCAATGGATATTGTACGCTAAATTCCTTCCTTATGGATACGTTCAGTCAGATACGATTGCGATAACGCACAGAAATGGTTCTGCTGGTTCGGTGATGCACACTAAGTGGACACAAAAAGGTAGGCTTTTCTTGTATGACGAATTAAAGGAACACGATGTTTTTCCTTTGATTGAGCGAAAACAGGAGGATTAGCCTATGACACCGAAGAAGAAAGTAGTGGTCGAAAAGATTGCTAAGAAATGGCTATCAACTGATGAAGCTGCATCATACATAGGTATGGGAAAGTCGTTCATAGTTGAGTTGAGAAAGAGCGGAAAGCTACCACACTGCATGATAGGTCATTCTGCATTCTTCCTCGCAAGCGATATAGATAATCTGCTTGAAAGCCATCGTGTGTATTAATGAAGTTTTGTTTCATACCCCACCAAGCGAGGTGGATGGACGAGTAGTTGATTTTTCAATACGTTTGCTCATGCTCGTCCAATAAGGTTTCATAGCTCAGGTGGTTAGAGCGGTCGGCTGTTAACCGATAGGTCGTAGGTTCGAATCCTGCTGAAACCGCAATTCTTTTAGAATCAGATTATCACTACAAGTGATGAAACTGAAAGCTAGAGAAGAGTTCTTTGACATATTGATAAAATGCACAGAATAGTATGCGCATATAAGAATGTAGTAAAGGAGCGGCACTGGCACGCGGTGATATTACGAAAGGGTATGCGATATACGTAAGACTAGTAATTCTGTTATTGATGAAATTATCACCGATGAACTACCACGGAAATGATATTGGCATCCAGCCAAGCGAGAAGAATTGTCGTGGAAAGCAAAGGGTAATGACGATTACAAAGATAACAGTCTAGCCAACTCTGAATAGAGTTGAGTCAAAGAATGAGACTTAAACACTATTTTAAAGTAGAGATTACTTCTCAATACTTTAATTAAATAACAACAAAGAGATACTTGGTGTAAACGGAAGCACACCATACAACTAGAAGATACCGTTCTTATCGTATGGAAATGTTGGTTCGAGTCCGGCAATATCTCCAACAATTTTCTGAAGACTGAATTGAATATTCAGACTCTCATGTTTCTAGTATCTTTCTTGTCTGTGAAGATATAAAGATGTTGTTTACTTTATTTTAAGCATTTATTGAATTTAAAATTAGGAAAATGCAGCTTGTTTGTGAAGATAGGCTGCACAAATCGCAAGTTGGAGCAGTTGGCAGCTCGCTAGGTTCATGTCCTAGAGGTCATTGGTTCGAATCCAATACTTGCAACAAAATTTGTTAATTTAAGGTTCAGATATTGATACACAAATTTATTGTGGAAATTCTATTTTAGGCATTTTTGGTTATTAGTTAAAGATTCAAATTCATCTGGTTCGTGAGAATCGGATGATTCTTTTAGACTTCAAAGTTCTAAATGTTTTATAATGTTTTACCTCGCTATTCGCAAGGGTGGCGAGGTTTTTGGTTCTATGGTGTAACGGTATTACAAGAGATTTTGGTTCTCTTAGAGATTGTTCGATTCAGTCTAGAACTACACACCTATTGGGTAAAAAGTATTTTTTTCATCTATGTGCTTCTGCTTGTGAAAGTAGTAGTGCTTTATTTATTATAACTTTTTAAGTATTTTGTTTACTTAAATAATTTGTTTTTTCTCAACCGCTTGTGATAAGTCGTTGAGTTTTGCCCTTAAAGCATGTAGGCATGCGCTACATACGCAGATTTAAAGCTCCGACCAGTATCGTAGAGAAGATGGTTCGATTCCATCTAAGGGCGCGTTTTTTACTTTGTCATATAGAAATGATTAAATTTTAAAATTAGGCTATTTTTCCTTGGCGGTCAGATTATTAAGTTAGTCTGCCGCCAAGGTTTTTAAGCGAAAAGAACATGAAGATTATATATAGTATAAAGGTTCACAGAGACCACTTGAAAACGCTGCAAGGTCTGAAATGCTTGCAGTCTGTTGATGTCGGTGAAGATGGCAAGTCAATTACTTGTCAGTTCAAAGACAACAAGACTAGAGGTTGTCTGATTGCTCATACAAATGATTGGCTTGTTGAATTTGCGACAGGAGAATGGCAGAAGTTCGGTGATGCTGCTTACCAACAACTAGTTTGGAATCCGAGCAACTTTTCTAAAGAATATTAGCTATGGCTGCTGCTAGGGTTGTTCAACACAAGTACACATCGAAAGATGGTACTGAGTACGATAGTAAAGAAGAATATCTGTATCACCAAATTCTTTTTGCTGATAAACGAGTTTCTTGTATTCATAGACAAGTGAAACTCAGTATATTCAAATCCCTTTATATGTTTGTGCCGAAACAACTCAAAACAAAGGTTCGGTATGACAAAAGACTGATGGTTAGCGGTCATAGCTATAAACCAGACTTCATATTTTGGGAAGACGGAAAATTGATTGTATGTGATGTGAAATCTAAGTACACCCATTCTCTCAGGGAGTTCAGAATAACTGCCAAGGGGTGTATCAGTAAGATTGTCGAACACAACAAGAAACGTCATAATGGTGAGCCGTTTGTGGTTTTTCGTGAAGCAATACATCTAAAGAAGGATGATTGGAAGATAATCGACTACCCACCTGACGGAAATAGTTATTGTGAGATTTAATTTCATTCATAATTTATTTAAAATTTATAGTTAGTTATGTAAACCGCCCCTACGCTGACTTAGGTTGTCGTAGAATAGGATGTGGAGTTGCTCATTGGGCAAGAGTATGAATCGAAAACGCACCAAGAGGAAATAAAACCTCTCGTAAGTTTGGCAGAAGGTGTGTCTTTTGAAACCTAGGAAACGAAGCATCCTTTTAAAAACAGTTTAATTATATGAATACAAAAGAATTAGACGGTTATCTGAAATTCCTTTCTGAGAAACAGACTGCCGTTCAAGAAAGCGGTTTTGATGTTGAGGATAGCGATTTGAATCCTCAACTATTTCCATTTCAAAAGTATTGCGTTAAACGAGCATTGAAAGTTGGTCGCTTCGCTATGTTTGAGGACTGTGGATTGGGTAAAGAGCAGCCTTATTCAGAACCTGTACTAACACCTACTGGTTTTGTTGAAATGGGAAGTCTGAAAGTTGGTGATTATGTTATTTCCGCAAATGGAAATAAAACTAAAATCACAAACATATATGAGCAAGGTGCTAAAGATGTATATAAGGTGTCTTTTAGCGATGGAACATACGCAAGATGCGGATTAAATCATTTATGGAATGTTAGAACCTTAAATGATTGTTCTAGAAATAATGACTATCGCACAATGGAATTGAAAGACATTATGGCTGATTATATTGGGGTCAGAAACGATGATAAAAGATACCCTAATAAACCACGTAATGTTTATAAATATTCCATTCCTGTGAACGGAAAAGTATCTTGGGATATTGCTGAAAATATCACAATTCATCCTTATCTTCTTGGTGTTATACTCGGTGATGGAAGTATCTCTCAAAGAGGTGTAAAAATCTCAAAACCGAACAAGTCAATCCATGATAAATTACTTACGTTAGACCTTCATGGCGATGTTGTTTCTGATTTTTACAAAGACGGAATGTCTTATTCCGTACATAACGAGGTAACAAATAAGACTAGTTGGACGCAAAAAGAGTTGGAAAAACTAAACTTGATGGGGCACAAGTCTATCGACAAGTTTATTCCTTCTAACTATCTTTATGCGTCAGTAGAGAGTAGGGAAGAATTACTGCAAGGTTTGATAGATACTGATGGACACTTGGTTAAGGGTGGAAGCGTTATTGAATATAGTACTGCATCCGAAAGACTTATGAATGACGTTTCTTTTCTTGCTCGTTCATTAGGTTACATGGTTAGGGTGAAAAAACGTATGTCTTACTATAATAAGAATGGAGAACGTTTTCCTAATTTCCGTGTTTATCTTTACAAGAATTGTAGAAAGCTAAAGAATATTGTCAATATTGAGAAAGAAGGACAAGAGAAACAACGTTGTATCTATGTTGAAGATAGTTCTCACTTGTATCTAACTCGCGACTTTATTGTAACTCACAATACCGTTCAGCAATTAGAGTGGGCACAACAAGTGGTAAATCACATTAATAAGCCTGTTCTTATTCTTGCACCATTGGGTGTTATAGGTCAGACAATCAAAGAAGGAGTTCATTTCGGGTACAAAGTAACTGAGATTGCTCTTACGACATTCGACCAGGACTTGGATGCTGGTATCTATATTACCAACTATGATAATATGGATAACATTGATGCTTATCTGTTTGGGGGGGTCGTTCTTGATGAGAGTTCAATATTGAAGAACTTTGCAGGAAAGACTAGAACCGCTCTTATTGAGGATTTCAAAAATACACCTTATAAGTTGTGTTGTACCGCAACTCCTTCTCCAAACGATACTACCGAGCTTTGTAATCATGCAGAGTTCTTGAATATTATGACAAGAAACGAAATGCTTGCGATGTATTTTGTACATGATGGCGGTTCTACATCTGATTGGAGGCTGAAAGGTCATGCACAACAAGACTTCTGGGATTTCGTTTCTACTTGGGCAGTCATGCTCAGTAAACCATCTGATATTGGTTTTAGCGATGATGGATATATCCTTCCACCGATGAATGTTATTGAAGATTACATCGTTACCGAAAAGAAAGATAACGGTGCTCTCTTTAATGATATGACTGTGTCTGCAACGGATTTCCATAAAGAGCTTAGAAGAACTATCAAGCAACGTCTTGAAAGAGTTGCTGAGATTGTTAATGCTTCTTCTGAGAATTGGATTATCTGGATTGGGCAAGATGAGGAAGGTAAGGTTCTTCGTGAACTGATTCCCGATGCAGTTGAGATTAAAGGTAGTGATAGCAAGCAATACAAGAAAGATAAGTTGCTCGGATTTGCTAACAACGAGTTTAGAGTGCTTGTTACTAAGTTGAAGATTGCATCATTCGGTCTTAACTATCAGAACTGCCGTAATCAGATGTTTGCTTCACTTGATTTCTCATTTGAGGCTACCTATCAAGGTATCAGACGTTCATATCGCTTCGGTCAGAAAGATGAGGTGAATATCCACATCATTACTCTTGATACGATGCAGAACGTGAAATCATCATTCGAGGAAAAGCAAAAGCAATTCCTCGAAATGCAGAAGTCTATGACCGAGGCTATGTGTCGTAACATCAATAATCAGATAAAGTTAAAGAAGATGGAAGTTGATAATAAGTATCAATCAAAAAACTGTGACATTCGCCTAGGTGATTGTGTGCAGCTCATTCAGAATGTTCCCGATGAGAGTATAGGTTTCTCTATTTTCTCTCCACCATTTGCGGAACTTTACACATATTCCGATAAGTTAGAGGATATGGGTAATTCAAAGAACTATAAGGAGTTTTTTACTGCCTTCAAATATCTTGTTAAAGAACTATACAGAGTTCTTTGGAGCGGTCGTAACGTTGCTGTTCATTGCATGGACTTGCCTATCCAAAAAGGTAAGGAAGGATATATTGGGCTTCGTGACTTCTCTGGTATGATTCTTGAAGCATTCCAAGAAGTAGGTTTCATTTATCATTCAAGAGTAACGATTTGGAAGAATCCTGTAACCGAAATGCAGAGAACAAAGGCACTCGGTCTTCTCCATAAGCAAGTAAAGAAAGATGCGGCTATGAGTCGTGTCGGCATCCCTGACTATCTTATGGTATTCCGTAAGGAAGGCGAGCATGAACACCCAGTTCATTGTGATATATCTGTTGATACTTGGCAAAAGTACGCCTCGCCAGTGTGGATGGATATTGATTACTCTAAAACACTTAATGGTATTAAGGGGCGTGACGAGAATGACGAGAAGCATATCTGTCCTCTTCAATTGGAAACAATCGAGCGAGCAATAACTCTTTGGAGTAACAAGGGTGATAAGGTTCTTACACCATTCCTTGGAATTGGCTCTGAGGTTTATCAGTCAATTAAGATGGGTCGCTTTGGTGTCGGCTTTGAATTAAAGGATAGTTACTTTAATGAAGCTGTAAAGAATTGCAAAGCTGCCGAAGCTGATACAAATGCACCTACATTGTTCGATATGTAATTTTTCATTTGCCCTTATATATGCAATTCACGTGAATCGGTGTGGTGGAACTTGCGTGATGTTCACTATGTAATAGTCTGAGCACTGCACCGATTATTTTTTTTCTTTCATAACCAAGCCCAACCGATGATAGTGTTCCTTGGGCAAGAACGATAATGGTACGACACTTCTAGAAATAGTAGCACTCTTGAAATTTTGTGGCTATCATCGGTACTTTAGATGTCTTTAGAATAGGTCAATGTTTAACGAGCCAAGGCAGTTCCGACCGACCATCGGGAAATAGTCAATACAATCCTTGTAGGATTCATCACTTAAATTTTGCCAACTGCCGAGGCTCATTTTTTCAAAGTATTGGAGGTGAATAATGGCGAGATTAACGATTGAAGAATTAAAGAAAGACCCATTGACAAAAGGCGATTTTGAGCGTATGAAAATTATGGGATTAGACCCAAATGAGCCTTGGGCGTTAGTTTGTAAGATATTGGATTTTTGTGACGATGGTTACTTTAATATGAGAGCTTTGAATCTATTCTCCATATATGTAACTGGTTACTTCGATTGTTATCGTAGATTAAATTCTGAAAAGATAGAAAAGATTAAAAAAACTTTTGGATAATGAAAGGTATGTATTATATATGCTATCTTGTTGTTATGCTTGTTCTTGTAGTTGCTGCTGAGATAATCAACTTCGCAAGCAAGACAGTATGCGGCAAGAAAGCTATCAAATATTTTGAATTATGATTAGCGAGTATAGAAAGAAATTGATTGCAAGCGGCATTCCTGAAGATGTCGTAAAGCGAGCATACGATTTTGTTGAAAAATCAGGAATAGGCGAAGAACTTGTTGGCAAGGAAGCTGAACTATGTCAGCTTTTCAAAGACTTTGCTGTAACTGCATATATCACAGGTGCTAGAGAACAAAAAGAAGAAATACTCAAAAAGTTAATGGATAAATAATCGGTATGAGTATAATTTTATTTGCGTTTGCTGCAACCGCTCTTATGTTCGCAGTTGTTGGCGCAATATCAATGATGCTAGGTTTGGATAAAGAAGATTAGCAAAATGAGAAGCGAATCAAGGCGCAGCCAGCTCGACCACGAAAGATATATGAGAAATCGTGAAGAAAGACTGCAAAAGCAAAGAGATTATTACAGAGATAATACTGAACTTTGCAAGGCTAGCGTAAAGCGATGCAAAAAGAAAAGAGTAGAAAGAGAAAGATTATTATTGTTTAATTAAATATTTAGCTATTATGGCAAAAGATAAAATTAAGTTGGTTTTTGAGATTGACCGCTTTAAGGTTATCGGTTGTGTCGCACGTAACTGTGAGACAAAGGAAGAGTACGATGAATTGGTGAAAATCATCAATGGTACTGATGAGGTTGTTCGCAATGACAAAGAAATTGAGAAGACAAACTGTGTACTGATTCTCGACCAGTTGTTGCACAACAACGAGAATTTGGCTCTTCGCAAACGCCTGGAGAGCGAGAATGAAACACTTCACAATGGCGAAGGTGACGGTGATGGTGATAGCAACGTAAAGTGCATCGAAATCAAAGGCGAGGTTGCCAAGGACTTATTCGATAAGCTTGCGTCTTTGGTAGAAGAAGGAAAGGATGGTGAGTAATGAGAGCAAGAACAGCTTCTTGGTATGAGACTAGAATCAAGTACCAAAAAACAATGGAGGATGGCTCTGAAAAAGTAGTCAACGAACTTTATGTTGTTGATGCACTTTCTTGCACCGAGGCAGAAACATCTATCATTGATGAAATGAGTTGCTATATTAGTGGTGATTCTGCCGTTACAAGCGCAAAGAGAACCAACTATGGCGAGATTTTCTTCTCTGACTTGGATGATGATGATAAGTGGTACAAGGCAAAACTCCAGTTTATCACTGTTGATGAGAAGAGTGAGAAAGAGAGACGTTCTAACGTAACTTACTTGGTTCAGGCTAAATCGTTGGCACGTGCTCTTCGATACGTTGATGAGGTGATGGGCAAGACTATGATTGATTACGACATCGTAGGTCTTAACGAAACTAAGGTCTTCGATGTCTTCGAACATCATGCTCCATCTTCCGAAAACAAAGAGGAAAAGAATGAGTAGAATCGACAAACTTATAGCATCTATGCCGCCAAGAATGGCTAATGCAGTAATCCATCAACGCGAGTTGCACGCTTGCTTGATGGAACTTACTGCAAACAAGTCAAGAGAAGTGGCGGCTAGAGCTATTTTTCTGAATTACCAAGATGGTGATGGCAGAAAGTTAGGTACGATTCCACATTATTACGAAAGACCTACAACTACTGGTTCGGTAATGGTGGAGACGTACTTTAGTTATATTGATAGAGTACATTAATTTTAAAATCTATACAAATGGATATAGAACAGTTAAATAAAACGCCTCATAATCAGATTTGCGACTTGGCAAGAGATAAGTTTATTGAGGTGTACAATCAGAAGTTCGGAGAGGGTGGAGAAGTGTTCTTTGAAGAACAGAAAGCTCTGTTTAATAATGAGCTTCTCAACGGCTCATTTAAGGGGTATCTCGAAAAAGCAACATCGTTGAATATTCACGATGCCTTTATGAATTTAGCGATTAATGGATTGTCTCTAGAAAAGGGAACTACAACACTCTGTTACCTTATGGGTTATAGCAACTACGACAAGAATACCCGACAATCAACTTATACTGCTAAGATTACATATACAGGATATGGTGAGATTCTTCTTCGTCAAAGGGCTGGACAGATTCTTCGTTGTAACAACCCTGTAGTGGTATATGATTGCGATGATTTCCGCTTCGGCGAGCGTGACGGTCATAAATTTGTTGATTATGTGAAGACCTATCCACGACCAGCAAATTCACGTATCGTTGCTTGTTACGTAAAGATTATTCTTCCAAATAACTCATACGATTACTTCGTTCTTGACCGTGAAGGTATCGACAGATTGCGTGAATATTCTGCTAAATTTGGCGGTCAAGACCACAAGGCTAACGCTCTATATGGCGGTAGTTATACTGGTAATGATGGTAAAATGTACTTCAAGGATATTGATACAGGATTCCTTATCTCTAAGACTTGTAAACATGCGTTTAAGACTTATCCTAAGTTACCTGTCGGTCTTGGCGGTATGTTGCAAGCTGATGTTGATAATCAACCTCAACAGCCACAACAACAAGAAGCATTTGGTGCTTCACAAACTGAGACACAGAAAAATGGTGTTAAGGCAAAGGTTGACGATGATTCTCCATTTTAATTTATAAAGTATGGCTGAAAATACAGAATTGCAGTTGGTACAACAACAAGCCAACAACATTACAAGACAGATTGCAACGCTCAAATCTGATACGGAGAATGCGGTGCAAGCTAACAGAAAGTCTTATGAGGCATGTGTGCGAGCAGGTGAATCTCTGTTATTTGATATTGGTGTGTCTGGCATGAACGATGCACTTGATGAGAAAGCTGCTGAGTTTATCAAGAAAGCTAAACTGACAGAGAAAGCAATGACGGAGAAACGTAAGGGTGTTACCCAAGTGTTCGATATTGTCCGTAAGGGTTTTACTATGATGGAGAACCTTATCTCTATCAAGAACACCGATTCTGTTGTCTATAAGATTCAGGAGAAGCGCAATGAGTATGCTGCCTACAAGCTAGAACAGCAGAGGAAAGCAGAGCAAGAACGCTTGCGGCAAGAGCGCATTAAGGAGGCTAAGATTAAGTTGAAGACTGATACTATTGATACGCTCAACAATCTTCTTACTGAGCATTCTTCTGCTGCTATCAACTCACTTAATAATACGTTCTCTCTTCTCACACTTGATAACAAGGACGAAGTTAAGAAACGCATTACAGAGTGCTCTGATGTTCTTGACCTCGGACATCTGTTCGTTAATAACAAGCCTTCATACTCTTCTGAAATTGAAGAGAATGACGCAAAGGATATTATGAACGGCGCATACAAGGAAATTTCCGCATCATTGCTTGCGTCTTATAAGCAGACTGTCACTACAACACGTGATGAACTCCTCATGAAGTTTGATTCTAAGATTGCTGAACTTCTTGAAATCAAGAAGGCTGAGGAAGAGCGCAAACGTAAGGAAGAAGAAGCCCGAAAGGCTGAGGAAGAGCGCAAACGTAAGGAAGAGGAAGCACGTAAGGCTGCCGAGGAAGAGCGCAAAAAGCAAGAGGAAATCCAACGCATCAAAGATGAGGAGGAACGCAAGCGCAAAGAGGCAGAGCTGAAAGCTGCCGAGGAGGAACGCAAGCGCAAAGAGGCAGAACTGAAAGCTGCCGAAGAAGAACGCAAGCGCAAGGAGGCAGAACTGAAAGCTGCTGAAGCTGAACGTAAGGCTAAGGAAGAAGCTATCCGTAAAGCTGATGAAGCCGCCAAGGAAGAGCAACAACGCAAGCTTGCAGCAGAGCAAGAGAAACGTGATGCTGAAAACGCTGCACAACATGCTACTGCACAAGCCCAATCGCTCTTCGCTCAGACTTCTGTTGACAACACAAGTAAGCAGAAAATAAAGGTCACAAAACGTCTTATCGTTACTGACAAAAACGCTTGGCTCGATATTATTCAGCAGTGGTGGACGATTGAAGGCTCTTCTATGTCACCTGACAAACTTGCTTCTAGGTTGGAGTTTATGCGCAAGGCTTGCGAGAAACATGCTAACAATGAGGAAGAGTATATCGTTTCTCCTTATATTAAATATGAGGATGAAGTAACAGCTAAGTAATATGGCAGAGCAACCGTTTGACCCTTATTATTCACGTGGTGAGGTTTCCAACTCAGACCTCACCGCATTGAAGTTCGCTCTTAACCCACAACTTAACTTCGTTAAGGAATCAGACAAGAAAAAGGCATTCCATCTTGGCACTCTCGTTGATGCTCTCGTTACTGAACCAGAAAAGTGTAATCATTACGCTATGACGGTTGATGATGAGAAATATACAGAGAGGGATTGGAAATGGGGATTAGACAGACTTGCGGTATTAAAGAAACAAGCAACAAAGGACAGATTTCTTGATTTTGTTTTGAAAAATGCGGTCGGTCAGAAAACATTCATAAATCCACACATGAAGATGGAATATCAAGGTTTCGAGTTTGAACTGCCTGTACGATGCAAGTTCGACTGGTGGCTTGGCGAGTTTGGCGGAGACTTGAAGACTACCGCTGCTACGTCACAAGAACAATTTGAAGCGCAGATTGATTTCGTGGACTGGGATAGAAGCCGTGCATGGTATATGGACTTGACGCACAGCATTGACCCTAGATACGGAAATCAAGACTTTATCTTTGCGGTCTCTAAGACTAAAAAGAAAGTATTCTATAAAAAGATTGAACGTGGTGACGAGTTGTATTTGCGTGGTAGAGAGAAGGCTCTTGAATGGGCTTTCAGAATGTGGTGTTTATTATAATTATTATTATGTCAGATAAACCGAAATTATACGATTATCAAGAAGAGGGTGTACGCATGGAACTCGCTATGAAGCGTTGCATAAATGGGGATGACATGGGAACAGGCAAAACGATTCAGTCTATTGTTGCCATTGAACGTGCAAAAGCGACTCCTTGCTTGGTTATTTGCCCTGCTGCCCTCAAAGTCAATTGGGAACGTGAAATCAAGAGATTCACAAATCTTCGTCCGCTTATCCTTACGGATTCTGTAAACGCAACATACGGCTATCATCTTACTAAGATGGATTTGTATGATGTGGTTATATGCAATTACGAGTCTCTTGCTAAATATTTCGTTGTATCACTCGGAGAAAAGCCGTTAAAGCTTAAAAATTTCATTTTTAGGAATGAGGTCGATATTTTGAAATCGGTCATTATTGATGAGTCTGCAAGAGTTAAAGACCCAACGACAAGGCAGTCAAAAATAATAATGGGTATTTGCCAAGGCAAGGAATATATCTACGAGCTGACTGGTACACCTGTGGTTAACCATGCTACTGATATGGCTTGTCAGTTGGCTATTCTTGGTAGAATTGATGAATTTGGCGGATATGGCGAGTTCTGTAATAGATATGGAGAAAACGAGAATCTCGAAGAGCTTAATCAAAAGATTCACGAAACATGTTACTTTCGCAGAGAAAAGAAAGATGTGCTCAAAGATTTGCCTGAACTAACAAGAACAACAATTAGTGTTGCTCTTGATTCTGAAACACAAGAAGAGTATGATACTTGTCAAAAAGACTTGCTTACATTCCTTCTTGAATATAAGAATTGCTCTGAGGATGAAGCTAGAAAAAAGCTACGAATGAAGGCATTAGTTAAATTTATGAATCTTCGTTCTATATCTGGAAAGGGAAAGATGAAAGCAACAATCGAGTTCCTACATGATACGGAAGAACAGATAATTGTGTTTGCAGAACATCGTGATGTTGTTGATGCAATCAAAAAGGAGTTTCCTAGTGAGGTATGTTCCGTTACTGGCTCTGATAATCAGCAGCAAAAACAATGGGCTATTGATTCTTTTCAAGCTAAGAAAAAGAGAATAATCATCTGTTCCATTAAGGCTGCTGGTGTAGGATTAACTCTTACGGCTTCATCGAATGTCGTATTCACAGAGCTACCTTGGACGATGGCAGACTTATCTCAGTGTGAATGCCGTGCTTATCGTAACGGACAGAAGAATGCTGTTACATCGTGGATTCTGATGGGAATTGATACTATTGACAGTTATCTTTATAGCTTGATTATGAAGAAAGGTTCTATAGCATCAAAGGTTACTGGTGAGCAAGATTCCGCTATCAAGGATGTTGCCTACTTTGACGAGTTGGCTGATTTGGTTTTACAGAATTCTTTAAATAAAAAATAATGGAAATTCAAGGAAAAGTTATTGCCGTTTTACCTGAAAGAAGCGGCGTATCTGCAAGAGGCGAGTGGAAGTCTCAGACCTATGTAATAGAAACACAAGAGCAATATCCTAAGAAGATGGCTTTTGATGTTTTTGGAGCTGATAGAATTGCGAATTTTGGCATTCAGTTCGGTGAGGTTATTAACGTTAGCTTTGATATTGATGCGCATGAATATCAAGGCAGATATTTTAATCAGATTCGTGCTTGGAACGTTGTTCGTCAGGAACAGCAAGCTACTGTACAAGGTGGCGGTTTTAGTGGCAATGTTCAGTCTGGCGCACAAGCGGCACAACAAGCTATGGCAAGTTCTGCTAATGCTGCTGGCGTGGCAAACCCGACGAATCAGCAAAGTCTGTTTCCACCTGCACAGCCGCAGCAACCGCAATCTGCTGCTCCATCTTCTGATGCGCAGTCTTCTGATGACTTGCCCTTCTAGCGTAGAGTTAATCAAACGAGCATTCAACGCTTATGTGGTTCAATCTAAAAAATGTGTTTGAGCTAGAAAAGTTTAGAGCAAAAGTAACCGAGTTGGAAACCAAAGGTGCTATGGTAGAACTGAAAGAGAAGCGTGGGCGTTCCTTAAATCAGAATGCCTACCTTCATTTACTTCTATCTGCCTTTGCGCTTCAATACGGCTACACTCTAGACGAAGTTAAAACACATTTCTATAAGCTAGTAGTGAACAAAGATATTTTCCTCAGAGAAGGGATTGATAAATTCACAGGAGAATGCTATAAGTATCTTCGTTCTTCTGCTGACCTTACGAAAGACGAAATGAGCAAATCAATTTCTGATTTCAAATCGTATGCAAAAGAAGAGGCTGGATTTGATTTTCCTGATTCTGATGAATATATCGCGCTACTGCATATTCAGCATGATATTCAGAAAAACGAGCAATACTTGCAGTAGTATTGTGTAACATACAATTTTAAATACAATGGATTCTTTTAAGATTAGCAAAGAACAATATTGTGATTTAATGAAACTTGATAGGACAAATGCCGTAAACTTGTTTGTTTATCTTCTAGCAAATGCAGACGATAACGGAACATTGATTGTTAGCATCCGCAAGATTTCGAGTGAACTATGTATTGGAGTGCAAACCGTAAGAACGTTGCTTAAACATTGGTATATAACACACATACTAACACACCAAGTAACACACCAAGGTAGCGTAATAACTATTTGTGATATAAAAAGTTACAAAGGTAGGAAACGTGCTGCTAACACATCAAGTAACACACTTGCTAACACACAAAAAACTATCGAGGAGCGAAAGAAAGATTTCGCAGAAAGTTTGAAACCTTACCTCGAAGAGTACGGAAAGGATATGCTGAATGATTTCTATCGGTACTGGACGGAAATGAATAATGGTGGAAAAAAAATGCGGTTTGAAATGGAGAAAGTATTTCAAATTGCAAGCAGATTGGTTACGTGGAACAATAACAACAAATATCATTATAAGAAAGCCAACAATCTTCCTGTTGGTATGAATTTACAGAATAGTAAAAATAAAGATTACACAAAAGGACTAGATAGATGGAACAAATAGATGGCGAATATTTCAAGAACCTTATATCTCAGATGCGAGATACTGGTTATCCGCAAGAAATTGACAGAGTACAAATAAGCATTCCTAATGCAGAGAAACGTTTGCGTGGAGGCTTGCAATATGTAGTCAATATGAAGTCTGGATGCAATGCAGAATGGAACGAACACAATTACCGCCCTATTGTTGATTGGATGACAGACAACAAAGGAAAAGGGTTATTGATGTTCGGCGGTTGCGGATTAGGTAAGTCGGTAATCGGAATGTATATCCTTCCTCTTCTTATTAAAGATGTACATAAAAAGGTGGTAAACATCTTTAGCGCACAAGAGTTGAATCAAAAGATTGATGAAATCCTTAAGCTACACATTATCTATATTGACGATATTGGTACAGAGGATAATCTTAACTCTTATGGCAACAAGCGTATGCCATTTGCTGAACTTTGTGACGATGCTGAGAAGAAGGGAAAATTGCTTATCCTTACCACAAACCTCAGTATTGACGAGCTTACTGAGAGATATGGAGATAGAGTTGTGGATAGACTGATAGCAACAACAAAAGCAGTTCCTTTTACAGGTGATTCTTTGAGAAAGTAATTATGGCAGACGTAAGTAAAATGGCAGAGGAATGGCTCAGTGAGCACCCTAATGCGACACCAAAAGAAATATGGTTAGCTGGTTATTGGAAATCTACCGATAACTGGTGTAACCGAACCAAGTAAATTCTAGAATTGAAAACGAATTAATATATAGATAAATATGAGTCATTTTTTAACATTGGTAATTGGCGATGAGCCAGAGAAACAACTCGCCAAATATGATGAAAATCTAGAGTTGCCTATGCATTTATACATGACTAAAGAGCAGCTTATTAGTGAGAAACGTAAGGAGATTGAGGAATACAAAAAGAATTACTATGATGTGTTCCTACAAGATAAAGATGTATATCTTGCCAACTGTTGCAAGGCACATGCAAATTATATCGAGAACGAATTTCCAAAGCATCTTAACTGGACGGACGAACAGATGTATGAGGATGCCGTGAAATATTACCGTATGGATATAGATGATGGAAGCGAGAATATTGAGATACATGAGGACGGTAGTGTTTGGCGCACCTATAATAATGATGCTAAATGGGATTGGTATCAGATGGGTGGTAGATATGCAGGAAGACTTAAATTAAAGGATATATCAATGTATGCTCCATTGTTCTATCCTAAAATTGCAGCGTTCTATTCGAAAGAAGAGCTTGACTATCTCAAACAACTAAAGGCAGAAGGTCGTTGCGACCAAGCTCGCATTAAGGATATATCTAATGTAGAAGAAATATCAGTATTCGCAGTTGTTAAGGACGGAAAATGGTATGAGCGTGGCAAAATGGGTTGGTTTGCCGTAGTATCAGACGAAAAAGACAAAGATGCATGGAACGAAGAAGTGAAACAACTTCTTGCATCACTTCCTCCTGACACTCTTCTAACGATGTATGATTGTCATATATAATCATTAACAAAAAAAATATTTCAAAATGACGCAGACAGAACGTATTGAGAACGCAACCACAAAACAGGCGGTAGTGTTTATCTGTATCTACTCCTGGGTTATTGTGAGAAACCTAGGAAGAGTAATCAATAAGGCAGTTCACAAGCTGCCTTGGTTGTTCATCGTGGTAACGGTAGTAATATCTTTCATCGTTAGCTTCGTCTTTATATCTAAGGCTAGAGCAGAGCGAGATAGTTACAACCAGAAGTTAGTTCACGTAACACAGCAGCTTGATAGCTATATGGCTGCATACGGAAACATTAAATCAAAGTAATATGGACGGAATGGTAATCAATAATTTGTCTGCACAAGCAACTACAGAATGCGGACTGTTACAACAAGAACTTCTTAAATCGTTTGTTGAGGCTGAAAAACAAAAAGGTATTACAGAAGGATTAATGAAAAGATTGGCATCCAAAAAGATAGATGCAATATCAGATATGTATGGAAACGTACATGTTACCAATGAAAAATTTGGCGAGTGTGGTAGCGACTTTTACATTGATGCAACTGCTGATAGAATTACGTTGTCTCTAAAATATTACGTTTATAGGATTCCATTGGACGGATTATCTAATCATGATAAAAGAATTGCTAAACGTTACAACTATTACGTGTGTAACTACGATACTGCCAATAATGTATCATCTGGTTTTAAGACATTTTGCCCTTGGGGTGGTCTTACAGGTAGTTGCGATTGGAGTTACTCTATTGATGATATTCTCAAAAGTGATTTTCTAACTGAAGGCATTAGTGTTGATAATGCAATAGGTGGTGTATTTAAAGTCTTTCTTAAATAGTATGCATACAAATTGGAATCCAAATAATTCGTGTGTGCTCGCAGGTGTTCCTCTTGCAGTTCCATCGAAAGAACAGATAAGCAAACTCTACATGCTTTTCTATTCTATGGTAGGCGGCTTTGCTAAAATTGTCAAGTCTAACATAGATGAAACATTCAAACTGGTATCGGAAGATGAAAAGCTATTTAAGTATGATGTAAAGAGAAGAATGACAGAGGCGAAGGAATTTTCCGATGAATTGATTAACTTATTCAAAGAACGAATGAAAGCTGACGGCATGTCTGAGATATGGGATAAGCTCACTTTTATCATCAAGTTCAATCTACAAGATGATGTAAGGAAATGTTATTACGCACTCGATAACCAATTTCTAAAGCATCATATCGAAAGGCATAAGATGTACACAATGGCTGTTATGTCTGGAATATTGAGCGGAATGCTTGAATCTTCTGTTTCTGCATTTAAAAAGACAATGGATGAATATAATGGTTCTTGGGCAACAAATATAGCCGAATACTTTATTATCCCAATTAAGGGCGTTCATTCTCGTATGCGTAATGCAGTGGAAGCTATATATCCTGAATCTGTAGATAAGAAAGTGTTTCCGGAGTGCCCTGACAAACTTTCTCTCGGATTCGAAATCATAGGTCAGAAAACGTTTGATTACCAACGTGCCGAAAAAGCACTCGCAAATGCTTGTATATTCAGTGGTCTTAATCTTGATATAAACGGAATTATCGTAGATGGAGAAGACGCACAAGATAACACTGGCACTCCTTGGAATGAAGCTCAATTAAGAGCACTGAAAACAGGTTACCCAGACTCCTCTAACAAAGATATTGCTAGAATAGTTGGCAGAAGCGTTTACGCGGTCGCTAAACAAGCTAAGAAACTCGGATTGAAGAAATCTGAGGAGTATATTAGAGAGACTAGAATAGCTAACTTAAAACGTAATAAAAATGAAAAAGATTCCAACGCTGTACACAAAGAACAGTAAAGGTCGCTATCAGGAATACAAGATTCCTGACCTCGATATATCGAAGACGTTCTATCGAAAGATAAACGGAAAGTATGAACCTACGAATATGCTCTTGTATGATTCCATAGAAGAGGGTGTATGGGTAGTTACTCGACAGTCTTCAACAACTAACATTATTCGTGCAGATTACCTTCGTGAGAGTTTCCACCTCGACAAGGCTGCCGACATTGAGCGTTTCCCTCTGTCAAAGATGGGACACATCAAGAAGGTTGCAGAACGTATCATTGGTGAGCTGAGACTTGGTAATACAGACACTAGAGTTATGACGAACAATGAGCTTGTAAAGCTGGTTGTCGGGCTTGTTTATAAATACAACGAGGAGGTGTAATTATGGAAGATTTACCTATTGGGTCAGAAATCGTCTTGAAGGTGGTTAAGACCGAGAAAGAAGAATGCAATGGCTGTTTCTTCGATGAGATAAGTAGCAACATTTATGAAACTGTCTGCAATAATTTTAATTGTAGCGCAAGCACTAGAAAAGATAGAAAAAACGTTCAATTCAAGAGAGTGAAATAATATGGCTACAGCAAATTTTGAATAATACAACCTCCACGACACAGAATGAGCGAAAGTAAGTCAAGGCTTTATGCCCATATACCTTCTTAGCCCCAGCACAATACTGGTCGTGGAGGTCATTATAAAACTTAATAATATGATAGATAAGAAAATAGAAGAAGCCAAGGAAGAAATCTATGAAGATAGATTCCTGTTAAATGGCGAAGAAGTAGTCTTCGATAATGATGCTAAAGAGGAAATGTTCTACAAAGAGGACATCAAAGAAGCTATTGGACTAGGTGCTAAGTGGGCTATCAATGAGTTTATTAAAGACTTGTGGCATGCTATTGATGAAAATCCCAAAAAGTACCATAAATGTTTGGTAGAAGTTGTGTATCATAGACCACTCAACATGACGGATGAGATAGACTATGTTACTTCGCACCTAACCAACTTTGGTTGGGATGAATCTAGTTTTAAGCGCAGCGACTATACTATCAAGAGGTGGATATATATTGACGATTTACTGAAAGGAGGCAACCATGATTAAGCCAGTTACTATGTATTCTGTAATATGTGACAGATGCGGAAAGCCCTTCATTGATGAGTTTAATGGCATTGTGGCTTGGTTGGACGAAGGAACAGCCAAAGAGCAAGCAATGGAAAGCGAATGGGCGGAGATAGGCGATAAGCACTACTGCCCAGACTGCTATGAGTTTGATGAAAAGTTGGATGAGTATGTTCCTAAAAAGAAAGGAGGAAGCAATGAAAGAACTTAAAGATTTGGTTGCTGGTGACAAGGTTGTTGCTTTCGACAGATACAACAACAGAAGAATTGCTATTGTTTAAAGAATAACAAAAACTTTGGTCGTTGTAAACAATATTAAATATCGGAAGTCTAACGGATTTCAATTTGGAGTATCATCTTATATCCTCTCTCGTAGAATTGAAATACCTAAAGATGAGGAGCAGATTAAGGCAATAGAATTAGAATACCGTAAGCGAATTATCATTCATAGAATACATAATCTCAATCTGAATGATTATCCGTTAGAAGTGTTGGAAAAAGTTTATATTGAATTAGGAGGAAATTAAATATGGCAGAATTTAAAGTTGGCGAAAGAGTTGTCTTGGATATTGTTGTAACTGAGACTGTAACTTGTGCGGGTTGCTTCTTTGAAAGTAAGGGCGCTTGTGAAGTTTGGAGAAAATATCCATGCGCAAGTAAAGAACGCTCAGACCATAAAAATGTAATCTTTAAAGAAGTTAAGGAGTAAAGGCGTATGAGCAGAAAATTAATGAATTTGGCTTTGATGTATACTGCTATCACGGCTTATGCTAGTGAGTGTCCGTTTGGAATCCCAAGCCCTAGACTTGATACACCAAATGGCAACATTCCATCCGACAAACAGAAGTGCCAGCCAAAAACGCAGCATGAGTTCGCTATCAAGGGTGTTAAGATTATGGCAGCTTCTAAGAAGGATGCTATCAAAAAATATAATCATCGTAAAAAGTAAAGCGTATGGCACAGAAAAATATTATTGGTGATATTGTTATGTATAAAAACAGAATACATACAATTATAGATATACTTGCATCAAATGGTTATGAATTATCTTATGTAAGGCATCCAGTAAGCCCAGTAAGATTATCTGGAGTTCCTCTCACTCCAGAGATTTTAGAGAAGAATGGATGGAAGAAAAAAGTGATGAACAGAGGAGTAAAGAATAGTCATTGGGTATATACAAAACCCGATATTGAAGAATATGGATATTTTCCTATCTACATAGAAAAAGGTATCGGTGATGAGTTTGATGTATATCCGTTTACTGACAACAATGTATGTACACAAATTGCATACATTAAGTATGTTCATCAACTCCAGCACCTTCTCTTCGGTCTAGGACTTAACTCAGAAATGGAGGTGTAGGTATGATAAAAGAAGATGATATGATGCTAGGATTGATTCTAGGAGTATTGATATTCCTCACAATAGTCGTATCGGCTATTGCTATAAAGATTGGTGTTTAATACCTTCGGGCATAAAATATAATAGTATGCTTATAAGCGAATTTATTCAACAACTTCAAGACCTTTGTGATAATGAAGGTGATATGGAGATAGTGATAGTAACAGGTAACAACGGATTGGGTTATATACCTCATATTAAGAAATCACCGCTTTACGACCAATTTGAAATCACAAAGTATTAACCGCCTTCGGGCATAAATATAAGTAATATGACAAAAATAGAATTATACAACGAATTACAGAATACAGAAGGTTATTTAAAGATGGCGGATTCACAAATATCAGAGCTTCGCAAAAAGAAGAATGATATAATGGACGACTTTCTAAGTTTGTTACCTTTTCAGAAAGGTGACAAGGTGAAAGATAAAGATGGCAATATCTTTATCATAGAACGTCTAAAAGATGCCATATCTCTTGGCAAGAATGAAATCAAGGTTCATTTTCTTATCCGAAAAATAAAGAAAAACGGAGAACCTTATCAATACGCAAACGAAGCTTGGGGAATTGATTATTTTTCCCTTGAGAAAGTAGTAGAGTAATAACCATCCGCAAGGATATAAATAGATAGTAATATGAATATAGACAAATTAGAAAGAGCAAATATCTTAGCCAAGAGTTTAATTCCTAAAGTAGATGAGCTTTTGAATATGTCTTCTCATTCGACAAACATTGCTCACAGTATTTATGGATTATCAGAATGTGACGAAGAGTTTAAAACTAAATTCAAGCAGCTTCTGAATGAAACAAAACAGAGATTTCAGAAAGAGTTTGATGAGCTTTAGTAACTAACCATCCTGTAAAGAATATAAATAGAAGTAATATGGAAGAAAGAATGTTTTTAGTAATAGTAAAAGGCGAAATTAATGAGTCTGAAATGTCATTGAAAAGAGCTATTAGTGAAGCTATTGAGTGTGAGGCTAAATATGACGAGTCACCTCTTTATGGTTGTGATGTTTCTGTAAAGGAGGTCGAAGATTAACTAACCATCTTTATGGGATTAAATATAAGTAATATGAAAGAACTAAGAAAGAAGTCATTTAAGAATGGAGTTGTATATTGCTTACAACTAGAAGATGGTTTTTTGGTAGAAACTACAGACACGTTCTTACCTTATTATACTAAGGACGCTATTGGCAGACATCAAAACAAGCTTGATAATAATGAGCTTGGCGACCGTACAGAACGTTGGATGATTGGCGTATCAACAATGAGTGGATGCCCAGTAAGATGTAAGTTCTGTGCAACAGGTAACATGAAGCGTTATCGCAATCTTACGGCAGAAGAAATTGTTGAACAGGTTGAGTTTGCCATCAGCAAGGCAGGTGCTGACCCAAGCAAAGCAAAAGAGTTTAAGATTAACTATACTCGTATGGGCGAACCGTTCCTCAATATTGATGCAGTCAAGGAAGCTATCCGTATTATTACGGAGAAATACCCTAATACTCATCATTACGTATCAACGATTGGCATTAAGGGAAGCGATTTCTCTTTCATTAAGGGAAATATCACATTACAGATTAGCTTACATTCATTTGATGATGACAAGCGCAATTGGTTGATTCCTTACAAGAATAAGATGACTATTGAAGAGTTAGGTCAGATTCGCACAGAAAGTAATCTGAAAACAACAATCAACCTTACTCTTGTTGATACATCAGATTTTGATGCAGAAAAACTGAAAGAGTGGTTTGATAAGGAATATTTCTTCGTGAAGCTGTCTCCTATTAATGTGAATAACATATCAGAAAAGAATCATCTTGGAACTGGTGTAGTAGAAGGAATTAATTTAGTATGAAAAAGGGAATTTTTAGATACCGGATTATTACAAATCTGAATTGCAACATGAATGAAAGTACAGGAGTAAACGGAAATTGTTACTTCTGTTACCAAAAGTTTAAGTCACCGTTGCGCCTGGATTGTGATAAGATGGAAGAAACATTGAAGAAGGTTGGCGTTCTGAAAAGAGCAACTATCATGGGAGGCGAAAGCTTGCTTAACCCCGAACTGGTAAAGATTGTAAAGATAGTCAGCAACTATACGTCAGATGGTATTTGTCTTGTTACAAATGGAATACTGCTTAATGAGGACATCATCGTAGCATTGAAAGATGCTGGATTAACTGAGGTTGCTATCAGTGTGTCTTCTATCGAGCAGTACGAAAGACGTAGAGACATGGCACTTCAGTGTAAAGAGATTATTCCAAACACAAGAATAAACATTCCTAAGTGTAAGGAAAGCTTGAATCCACAATTGTTGGAAACAATACTTAAAGATGGCTTCTATAGCATTGTCTGTGAAGATTTACAGGCTAGATATGGTGAGATAAGACTCCCAGAAGGTTCTGTAAAGGTTGGCGATGACGGATATGGATTTTACGATTACAAGTGGAATGGTCATACATTTGGAGTATTTGGCAATTATGGAAAGTACAATAGAAGTGACATTATTGTAACTCCTCTTGGAAATTTCTGTGATTGGGAAAAGTACTGCAAATCAGTTAAGAATAATGAGCTTGTAAGAAGAAACAATCATATTGATGATGAAAAAATTGTGCATTGATTTCGGAAGTGGATATAATCCAAAAACTGGATATAAAACTTGCGATGTAACAAGCTTTCCACAATTGGACTTCCAGTATGATGGGAAAGATGAGATTGTCGGACTTAGAGAAAAATCAGTAGATGTGTTTTATCTAAGAAACGTTGTTCATCATATCCCAGATTTACAGAGAACCTTCTCAACTTTGAAGAAGTATCTGAAGGTAGGTGGAAAGCTAGTTGTTATTGACTGTAATAAAGGTCATTACAAGACAAATGTATTTCTTGACAATTTGTGGTATAGATTTGTTGGCAATAACAACAAAATCTTTATCAGTAAACAGTATAGAGATTACATCAATGTTTTAATCAAGTTAGGCTTTAAGCAATTATATTATAAATCATTTAAAGAAAAGGAGATTACTAAGTATGAATGCAATTAAGAATCAATTGGAAAAGATGGGCTACGATTATGCAGTAGCAATCGCAACAAAGGCAGAAATTGAGAATGGAGCTGCTTGTGGTCAACTCGCTATCATTTGCGAGTAAGTAACTAACCACCCTCTCCTGTAAAAGGGAGAGGGATAATTAAGAAGAATATGTACGCAAAAGTAAAAAAGACAGGAGAAATTTTATATGATGCTTATATGGACGAGATTGATAGTGGCTACTATCTCGTTAAAGGCATAGACAAAGAAGGTAAAAAACGCTCGTTCTATCCTCATGAGACTACGGACTTGTATAGTTCAACAAAACTTATAGTTTCTTTCAATAAAAAAGAAGAAGACACTAAACAGGTGTGCTTTCTAGGCAAGGGTGGTTGCGTCTTATGTGGTGGTGGGGAAGACTCAGAGATGAGTAAACTGTGCCATACGCTATGGATGCCACCAAAAGAATATGATAAAGAGCAACATTGTATTTGTAATAGATATGATACTACTTCTTGCAATTTTACAGAAATGGATATGAGTAAAGTGTTTATACTTGCAAAGAATGGTCGTTATATACCTTTTGAGGAAGCACTGAAAATGAGAGAAAGAATTAGTGTATAACAGTATCAAACAGATTCAGACTAACAAGCCAACTCGCAGTCCTCCAAGAGATAGCTGCCGACTATCAAGGCAAAACCATTGACAACATCATTCAGAAGATGGGGGCAAGGCTTGACGAAGTTATTAAACAAGAAACAATATAGAAGTATGGATAAGAAAGAGAAATTAATCAATAGTCATATTGGTAAGGCTATAGGCTATTCAGATAAGGCTCATCACGAGTTGCAAACCGCTCTAAATATTGCTTTGGAAGGAAAAGGGCTTAGTGACCAGGAAAAGGAACTTCTAAGCGTTGACTTTGCAACAGGACCAGAAGAAGCCGTAGAGCGTGTTGCTGATGGTAGTTGTAATGATGAATATACCAGTGCATGGGATAGCTCAATTAGAGACTGCCGAATATCTGAGGTATATCGCATGACAGGTGAGCAGATACGTGAATATTTTAATTTATAACTATGGATAAGAAGAAAGTTGAAAAGCTGATAGAGAAAACTATCCGTTTTACAAAAGTTACAGATGATGACTACATACAAGGAAATGTAAAAAGTTACATCATAAACACATTGCAGGTAGTCTTGAAGGAAATCTCCAAGTCTGACTGGGTATCTGTTGAGGATGGGTTGCCACCTTATGGAGAAGAAGTCTTTGTAACAAGTAAGATGTCACCTGATAATGTTTTTAAAAACAGAAGAGTGGAAAGCACTACCGTCCCAAAAGATGGTAATATCACTCATACCGATTCGCAAAGTTGAAGTATTTGGAAGTGATAAAACATCAGTAATATGGAAAAAGAAGAAAAATGTTGTGGTAACTGTTTATGGATGGGACGCGAAGACATCTTAGGCAATGGATGGTGCTACAAAAAAGATTGCGAAACATCTTGTGATAAGGTTTGCAAGAAACATGAATTTTAAACTTTAAATATTTAAATGGAAAATAACAATTTAACATTAGACGAGTATCAGCAGTTAGCTCTAGAGACTGCTACTTATCCTAACCCTATCATTTATCCTACATTAGGATTGACAGGTGAAGCTGGTGAAGTTTCTGATAAGGTTAAGAAAGTGTTGCGTGACAACGATTCTGTTTTTACAGATGAAAAGAAGTTGGAAATTGCTAAAGAGATTGGTGATGTACTGTGGTTTTGCGCAACACTTTCTCGCGATATTGGATTCAAACTTAGTGATATAGGAAAAATGAACTATGACAAACTTCACTCTCGCCAATTAAGAGGAAAGTTGCATGGTAGCGGTGATAACCGTTAGTTTATGGTATGGTACTCTAAAGTAAAAGGTCTTACAGAGAAAGTAATTGAGTTATATCCAACGATGTCTTCAAGGGAAATAGCAGAGATTACAGGATTTGCTAAGACTACTATAATTCGGTGTGCTGCAAAGAATAATCTAAAGCACACCGAAGAAACACAGAAAAGAATAGATGAATACGTAAGACAACGGAGGTCTTCTGGTAGAAAATCATACGACTATTCTAAATTGAGTAAGAAGATTACTCATACAAGAAAGATGGAATCGTGGCGTGTAAGAAGCGGTCTAGAACAAAATACAAAATATAAAGTTCGTATCACTCCAAAGCGCATACAAAATGCGATGTATCATCTTATGCAAAAGTATGGTTATTTCTATGAAACTGTTGACAAAACTGTATTATATTACGATTCGAAAACAAGACGTGTGAAAAACGAGAATTACTATACTGAAAAGTATGGAATCTCTTTTATTCGGGCTGACGAATAACTTCTGTGCATTATTATATGTTTAGGGGTGGCTGCACATCGCGTGCGGTCACCCCTTTTTGTTTATAAATCAATAACCAAATAAAAACATTAGAAAAAACTAAGAACGTTTATGTAGCTTTAACTTCCAGTATATCCAACCTAAAAATGCGAGAATGCCTATAAAAAGACAAACTGATGCTATCTTACCTATATTCAAGAATGCTTTATCTGTCTTTGATAGTTGCTTGCCAACCTCAACTTTATATGGGATTGAATCTCGTACAATCAAGGTGTCTGATTTATTTCTTACAATGTATCTGTCTTTATATTGAAGATGGTACTTGTCCTTGAAGACTGTATCGCCTCTAATATAAACAGATACGCTATCATGCACATAGACGGAATCAGTCTTCAATAAAGAATCCGTCTTTACTACGACCCTATCTTTGTATTCTGTAACAGGAACATACTTAGTAGTAGTGCATCTACAGAACATTGATAGAATCAGCATTGCTACTGCAATAGCAATTACAACTCTTGTTATCTTATCAATCAGTTTCATAAGCTTACTGAATTACAATCGTTACTTTTTCCTTTTTATCCCAAGCTGTCTTCATGGTCTGAATGAGCTTGTTTGTCCAAAATCGAGAATCGCTAACCCATCCTTTCTTATCGTTTTTACCGATAAGAATACAACCCTCTGTGTCTTTTGAAGAGTTACCGCTATGTATGCGTATTCCTTCAAATCCTTTGACGCTCAGAAGTAATGGCAACATCTTCTTGAATCTGTTGGAGTAGGTATATACGCATTCATAACTGCCGCTTGGAATTGCAGTCTGCCCATACACCTTTTTTTCCTTGATTTCGTTCAACTCCATACTTTGGTTCAATCCTCTGTCTGTATCTTCAAGAGTATTGCATCCGAACAATTTGCCATTCACGTACAGACGGCTAATAGTATAGCCATCCTTTTTCCAAGCCCTATCAATTAGTATTTCCATTTTTGTTTTCCTCCTCTTTTTTATCAAACTCTTGATTCAATCTCTCCAATATCGGTTTCCAATAACTCGGCAATGCCTTCGCAAACTCAAACCTCAGAATGTAATAAATAACTCTGAATGCAACATTCTTAGGGTACGCCTTAATAAGGTTTTTGAACGCGTTGCATATATACACATAGCAGAATATATACGTAAGCATCTTAATTGCAAACAAAGCTTCCGTGCCATCATTGCAACCTAACATGATGCCGTATATCACATAGACGATAGCTACATAAAGCAACATTTCCAAAATTGCGTTCTTGAACTTCGATACAGAAAAGTTCTTGCACCGTACAACACTCACACCGTCAGCCCTCATACCGCAGAAGATATTGAAGCCAAAGGCGATAATCAACGCCAAAATAAAGCCCTCTGTTGGCGTTGCAAAGGCAAGTATAGCTGAAAATATAGTAACACCTATCTGCCGAATCTGTGATGAATCTAATAAATCTGTCATAATCTGTTATCCTGAATAATTAATAAAAATAAAGTTTCGGTCTCTTTCTGCAAAGATAGCAAAAAAAACCGAAACTTCATTCAGAATAACGAAAAAATCAGATATTCAGATCATAATATGGCATTCCGCCGTTTTCCAGGAAAGAAACGCATTCGTCGAAAATCTTTCTCTCGAAATCAAGCGTGTTGATTTTCGGGAACCACTTCTTAATCTTTCCGGCGTTGCGTTTAACCATTTCACCCCAAAGGACACACCAGTCTTCGAGATTAATTTTATCATTCTTGACTTCGTGCCAATAATCCTTGGCTACATCCTTTGTGTGGAGCTGTCCAATGATACAGAGATGCATATCTGCCATTTCCTCGTCGTAGTGGCACGATCCAATCTCTCCCTGGACCTGCTTCATCATGTCAAGCATTACGCTGTCGTTCATTCCGACTTCGCAGCAATCTGCCATAATCGTAACACAGTTCTTGATAGCCTGTATGTCATTGCTAGCTATGATGTCTTCGAATACCTTTTTCATGACTGTATGTTTTTAATGTTACTTCAGAAAATACTCTCTGATGTTGTACACGCCATCCTTGTCTTTCAATAAATCGAGTGCAAGGCTGTGTGCATACTTAACCAGATGTTCTGTACCAATGTCCTTAACATCTTCTTTGCCGAGTATCTTGGCAATTGTACATCCGTGGTCGCTCACAACCTGATTCATTGCAACGTACATAGCGTAATCGTTGTAGTAAGGCTTCTCCTCTGTCGCAAGTCCGAGACCGGTCATAGCATTGAGCCATGTCTGCATATCCCAAGTGGCAGGTGGATTCATACCGTTTACAATCTCAGAAGCCTCCTTCTTGGTGAGATAGTTCTTCCACTTGATAGCGCACAGCTTATCAAGATACTCTTGCGCCAACTCTGGGTGTTTGGATGCCATATCCTTCATCATGCAGCGCATCGTGTTTCCGAATACGTGCATATACTTTACGTTTGCTGATGATGCCATCATTCCATACAGCTCATCAAATTTACTCATAATCTCTTTTGCTTCCATATCTTATATATTTTTAAGCTATTATCAAATCTTTCAACTCTACAAAGTCCTCCTCTGTGAAGTTGATGCTTCGCTTGCTTCCAAAGAGGATAGCAGTAGCAATTCCATCTGGCAGGTCAATAGACACAACTCCTTTGTCGATATGTCCGTGAATAAAACCTACATCGAATTTGTAATCTTCCACGGATTTTAGCATCTGCATCATATCTTCAAATATCGTGTTGGCATCTATGTTGCCGTCTTCATCAGCGATGAATAGGGTAGCGTTGTCAATGCTCTTGCCCCAACTATCCTTGTGTTTGGCGATGATATTGTGCGATGCTCGCTTCATGTAAACCGATGGAATAGCCAATGCAGGGTTTTCTTTAACCATGTCGCTAATTCTTGCGTCTGCCCACAAGTCAAGCGATGTAAGCAGCTTCTCTTTCAATTCTGTTACGTTCATTTCTTAGTTTCTCCTTTCTTTGTTTTGTTGTACCAAGCAAGGTATTCTTGCCAAGTTTTGTCACTATGATTAGTCATATAATCGTTGAGCATAGCAGATTTATGTTCCTCTGCTTGCGCCACTTCTTTTCTCAATCTTTGCATCAAAGACAAATGCTTCTTTAATGCTTCCTGTCCTTGCTGAGTGCTTTCGATACGAGGGCGTATGATGCGCAATTCCTCGTCTTGCACTAACTTAGATACATATTGCAAGCTATTGACGTATTCTTGATTCTGCATCAAGTACTGACGTTGTGCGCCTGTAAGATTGTCCTCAATTTTATCTATCTCATCCCATAAAGGGGTGGAAGACTGCTGCGCTTGCATATTGATAGATGCTCGCTTCTTCTGTATTGCCTCATACATCTTCTGTAGCTCGGCATCCATCATCTGCTGCTGCTGCTGACCTGTGCCCATATCAAGCAAAGGGCTGTTTCCGAAATTCATCATAATCAATATCTTTAAATAAATTCAACAATACGTAAAATACATACCTTTTGTACTCTTCTGCCTTCCGCTAAGAACTTCTTGCAAGGAAGAGCGGTTTATCCCTAGTTCAACGACAGCATCCTTTATAGAGCCGTATATCTTTAAAGTGTTGCCATCTTTATCTGTCATAGCGATTTTCTTATTTCCACTACGACTATACCCTGCGATTTTTCTAGGAAAGTTTTCGTCTTCCTTAAATCGCCATTGGTAATTAGCTGCAATACGTCTCGTTCCACGACAACAATCATTAATATGTCTGTCGTTGTATATTTTCTCGGCATCAAATGCACAATCCCATTCCTTTATAAAATTGCCATTTTTGTCATATTGCAATACAGGCTTCCTTCTTTCAGGGTGTTTTTGTCCGAGACTTGCATTTCGAAGTTTCTCCTTATGCTCTTCCGACTTTGGAACTCCAGTAAAAAGCTTTCTTAGCTTCTCTTTATGTTCCTCAGACATTGGCGTGCCTTTTTTGCCAATTTTAGATAAGGCGATTTTTCTTTTGGTCTCGTCAGATAAATGTCTTCCGAACATATAGCTGTCTTCTCCTTTTAGGTGGACTCCATACATCGGATTATTTCTACCAGAAACTCTCTTAGAAAGTTTCTCTCGGTAGCCTGGCTCATTTCTCATTTCACTAAACCTCTTTATGTTAGCCTCTCTTACCCATTCTGGGAGCTTTTTCCCCAAATTCCCTTTTCGTATTTTTTCGATACTTTCCTGTGTAAGATGATAGCCGAGCATACCTGCTCCTCCCCATGTCTGATTGTACCCCTTGTTTACGGAATCATACTTTTTAATAAAGTATCTCTCTTTTTCGTTAAGACACTTTCTTATCAAAGACGCGTCATCAGACTCATCCGACTTCCACAAAATATCACAAACAAACGAATCAATACCGAACTCAGCTATTGCAAGAGAGATAGGGTACTTGCCGTTTGCGTGTTCGATACTCTTAGAAGCGTAGAGGTGACGTGTAATACGCTTCTTCAAATCCATTGTCTGTCCAATGTACATCATTCCGTTCACCTTGTTTGTTAATCTATAGATAACTCCTTGCATAATTGAAAAATTTTTAAATTACCATACAAAGATACAAAAAATATTCCATATATGCAAGGAGTTTGGGGTAAAACTACCTCACTTTTTTCTAGTCCTTTTGACTTGCGCCTTACGCACCTGTTTGCGTTCCACTACTGACGGTACTCGCACATCCACAAATGTTTGCAGATGGAAGAACTGTAACAGTAGGAGCACTCTGGAGTCCGAGGACACCATCAATCTTGCGGCAGCACTTCTCGTTCACGTAAGCCATCATCAGCTTCTCCTTGTAAGGAGTGAGGGCTTCCATAACGGCTACCTTCTTGTCAAGGTCGCAATACTTAGCTTGCAACGCATCGTACTGGTCTCGCTGATTCTTGTACAGACCGAAGTCCGCATCAATCTGAGACTTGTAAAGACCGAACTCAGCCTCCATTGCACGGCGGTTCTCAGCGTTGATAGCATCGTTAGCACCCTTATACATAGAGAACTTCTCTGCGATGTCAGTTTCACGCATAGCGTAGAACTTGTTAGCGGTGTCAAGCTTCAAGCCGAACATGTCGGTAAGCAGCTTCACCTCATCAGCGCATTCCTTCTCCATTACCTGTAAGGCGGTTGGCTGATTTGAGCTTGAGTTAGCTCCGTAAGTGTTGATGTTTACGTTCTCAGGCATATTGCTGCCGAGTGAGCCAAATACGCTGCGGTTGTTACCGCCAAGCAACCAAGCACCAGCACCGAGTGCTGTGCCGATGATACCAAGGGTAAGACCAGCATTACCTGTTGCCTTAGAAGCATAATCATCGTGCTTCTTTCCCTCTTCGTAGATTTTCTTCTCTACGACCTTTGCATCTGTCATTTCCATGATACAATCTTTTTAAGTTATCCTTAATATTAACTAACACTATTGTAACGTTACGGATGCAAAGGTACGAAGAATAGGGGAGAGCAAATATAACTCTATCACACTTTCTTTTAGTGGTTGATTATCAGTGATTTAAGGTGATAGGAGGTAATGTCATAAATAACAAAAAAAGAGAGGCAATTACTTACCTCTCTTACTCTTAATGAAGTGAAGAATATCCCACTTCTTCCAATATCGGGTGTGCCCACGCTTTTTGCACTCGCCATTGGGCAAATCTCCCCTAGCCACCATTCTGTTAAGGGTAGCATCAGAAACGTGAAGCTTCTCTTTGACTTCCTCAGTAGATAGCATCGGATTGAGAGCATACGGCAGATAGTTCTCACAAAGGTCTTCTATCTCATCGCTACTCATTCCGCAAGCAGTTA